CAAGACTTTTTTGGCAAAATGGATTTTGGACATTTATAAATGTCCATTTTCTGATTTCCCAAAAAGGTCTTGGCAAAAAAAAGTGTAAAAATGGGTTTAGAGCATAATCGTCTAATTACCAAAATTTTGATTATAACTTTGTTACTATAAAAATTTTTTTGTTAAAAAACATTGGTTTTAAAAAATAAAATATTTAGGAAGTGTATCAACAATGTCAACAGATTTTACATCAAAAAACATCGAAAAATTTGAGTGCGACGCATGTGACTTTAAATGCTGTAAAAAAGGCGACTATAATAGACATGTTTTGACATCAAAACACAAAAAACTGATAGAAATCAACAATTTATCAACAAATACAACTAAAAATACATCAAAAAACACCGATATTTTAATATGTAATATTTGTAACAAGCAATATAAGGAACGTAGTGGTTTATGGAGACACAAACAAAAATGTGAACAACCCCAACCACAATCACAAGGTGAAAGCTTGAATGATATTGTAAATCCTGAATTTATAATTACATTATTGAAACAAAATAACGAGCTTCAACAGCAAATATTAGAGTTGTGTAAAAATGGTATCACTAACAATTCGGTAAATCAAGTAAATTCACACAACAAAACATTCAATTTGAATGTATTTTTAAATGAACAATGTAAGGATGCTATGAATATTATGGATTTTGTGGATTCTATCAAATTGGATTTGAGTGATTTGGAATCCGTTGGTAAACTTGGATATATCAATGGTATTTCTAATATTATTATCAAGAACTTGAAGGCACTCGATGTCCACATGCGACCAGTTCACTGCACCGACTTGAAAAGAGAAACTATGTATGTTAAGTCACAAAATGTATGGGAAAAGGAGGATGAAGAGAATAAAAATATCCGCAAGGCTATCAAACACGTCGCTTTTAAAAATATTAAAAATCTGGAATTATTCAAGGAATTACACCCTGATTGTTTGGAGTATAATTCCAAGCATGGAGATCATTTCTTAAAACTCCAGATAGAAGCCCTTGGAGGTGGGTCATCAAATGTGGATTATGACAGTCAAACCAAAATGATCAAAAAAATAGCCAGGGAGGTTACGATTGATAAAAACGCATAATATTATTCAATTGATATCGAATAACATTTAATATTTAATATTCCGAGTAAGGAACATTGTTGGACCCCCTCTCAATAAGGTAGTTGTATTGCTTGGTTGTCATACAAGCGCATCCGGTGCTGTTGGAATATGTGTTGGGGCAGCACTCGGGCTTGAACTGTGTATTAGCAAACATTAACATTTCTCCTTCGGGCAACGGGATCGGCTGCTCGGGGCGATTCATAATATTTTGAACACCTTGGCTGAGCGGTTTTCCAGGAGTAACCGTGAGATCGGGCATACTCCAAGAAGATGTGTTTTCCGGAGCATAATCGCCTAAAGTATAGGTCGATGATTCACCATAATTAGTGTTAGCGCCAGCAAACCCCTCCTTTGTCTTTTTCGTTAATCCCTCAACAATTCCATGAACATTGCATGTCGACGAAATTGTATTCACAACCATAATTAAATAAACAATTCCAATCAGGATTAGAATTTCCAGATTGATCTTGTATCCAAATAAAGAAATATCCATATTATACATAATTCATAGATAAAAATAAATTTCTAAATGTTCGCATAATCATTTTTGTAATCTTGTAAAAATAGTTCAACTGCGGCATTATAATGATAAAAACGAATGCCTTCGCACATAAATGTTTTTTTATCAGTCAATAAGTGATACAATCTATCTTCCTTTGACTGAATAATTTCTTTAAAGCATATATTATCGCACATTGTCAAATTTGGACCACCCTGAATTGTCATATTACCGAACTTGTATCTATATTGACTAGAAACATTGCGACCATTGATTGTAACAACGCCATACACAATTTCTCCATTTTCCAAAACATCTCTCGGTTGTATATCCTTTATATTCTTGACCACTCCAGTGTTCAAACGAATTTGTGTATTACCAATAAATCCACTGTCTATATTTTTATGAACGTCGTCGCGTGTTGTTACATATCCTCCAGCAACCAATTCTTTCATCTCATCGTCATAAACTTCATCCCAGTCACAAAATGTTTGTCCGTTGATTATGAGTGTTTTTGTGTTTGTATTTAAACAATAAATGTGTTGTTCGCTATAAAACGCAATCTTTTTGGCATGCGGATGTTCAAACACGGGTATCCAACGTCCATTCAAATTCACAGCATGGGTGCCAGACACGATAACACCATTCAAATCATACATTGCTATATTGGTTGCGTCCAATTTAAATATGGCTGTTATTTCGACATTGTTGGCAAGAATATCGCCGGGACAAATGTCACATATCTTTTTACATAACCCATCATTCATGATAAGTGACGTATCCTTGTCGAAACACGATTTACCCAACTTGGGTAAATTCATCGCCGGTTCAACCAATAAAACCACTTTTAAGAAAATCAAAATAACCGCCATATAAATGGAAATTCCAATAAAAAAAACAGTTAGAATTGGAGCAATTGCCCAACCGAGCGGATTTAACCATAAAATGAGTATCATGTAAACCAATCCAATTAATATACGAATTATTATTGTTGCGATAGCCCCCATTAATGATTTCAAAGTATAATAAGAACCAAGAACAGTCATCAGCGATGCGGTCATTGTCCCTTGAACTTTTCCAATTAAATCTCTAAATACAATAATTATATTCTGTAATGGGATCATAATATTCAAAATTCGACCCATTATTTCCTTTGATATATTCTGGACATTGGTTCTTACCTTGTTCACCATTTCACGAATTGTATTCAAACTATTTTTCACTTGTTCAGTGAGAGAAGAAAGACTACTAACAATAAATGTAAGTGGTTCCATTGCTTTACCAACACTGTTGTTAATGATATTTTGAGAACAAAATGTAAAGTTTTCACTGGTAAACTCATTAATACTCTTATCATCTGGTTTATTTATAAAACCCGCAAATGGCATTACGCGTGGATTACACCGTTGATTTGGCCAATCATTTTTTATTGACTGCATATTAATTACAAAATAACAATAGGAACTGATAATAAAAAATACAACTATGATGAGTATCAATAAAATTATTGATGAACCATAATAATCAAAATAGGTTAAATCTTTATATAATTCGGTTAATGATTTGTTCATATAGACAAATGAGAAATAAACTTTTAGAAAAAGTTATCAAAATTTTGCTCGAATTTTGCTCGCTTCCCTTTTAGAGAAAGTTATCAAATTTTTATAACTTTTTTAAAAAGTTATTTTCTAAAAGCGATATATCTACATTTTAGCTAATGGAGATGCTTGAAGTGCGCGGATTGTTTGGCCTGCTGGCCCAGCCCAAGCACTCTCCATTGTTTTCAAACTTCCATCCATTACATACAATAATGAAACCATAGTCCCAATTGTTTTTCCAATAAGGTCTTTTATACTAATAATAATTTTTTGGAATTCAATAATAAGGTTTAGGAATACCCCAAATATAGATTGAATAATAGATGTGAACATAGTCCTGATATTGTTAAACATCTCTCGAATGTAGTTAATTTCTTCGACAAATTCACCAAGAACAGTTGTTATTGATGATGTTACAAATGTGAGTGGCTGAAGAAGATAACCCATGGAACTATTTTGGATATTTTGAACACAATAGGTAAAGTCTTGCTCGACATTGTCGGATAATGGCATGTACATTGGATTACACCTGTATGCCGGCCAATTTGCTTTCACTTCTGCCAATGATGTTAGAAAACGAACACCTACGATGAAAAATACAAATGCTAAATTAATATAGATAAAATGAACCCAATTTTTACCAGATGGCATCTTATACTAAATGTATATAATTTTTTGGTTATACATTTAGCGACGATAACGACGTTTCTTAGATTTTCTCAATTTCTTGGACTTTGATTTTTTCGATTTTTTCGATTTTTTGGTTCTGGATTTAGAACCCCCAGTTACCGCAAGATGGTCAAACTCACTGTTTGCTTTTGATTGTAAAGAAAGTTTTGCCATAGCTTCTTGTTGAGCAGTTGTATCTTGGCCCGCACCATTGGCAGACTTGTAAGGGGCAGCAATAATTGGCACCGCAACGGTTCCAGTGCCACCATATTGTTTCCGTTTTCCGCCAACCTTTTTCAAATTTAACAACGCATTCTGGTTGTTTTTTATTTCCATGAACGATGAATTGCTTGGACTGCTACCAATCATTCCCGATTGTGTTGGTTCAGGCATACCAATTGTAGACATTTACTATATACATAGATTATTATTTCAACCTTTAGAAAAGGTTGATCCAAATTTTTGTTCTCTTTTTATAAAAGAGAGTTTGACCTCAAAATATAATTTCTTATAACTATAGTAAATGGATGACAACCAACGACTTCAGCTACAAAATATGATTAAGGCAAACAATGTCGATGATCAAACGGATTTAATACGCAATTTGAAACATAGTGAAATACTTAGAAATGAAATCAGCAAAATGATGACAATTAAGTCTAAATATTGCGATGACCCAGAACAAATACATCTGGAGTGTATTGGCGAATGTAGTTTCTTATTCACATATTACACGGATATTTATAACAAAGTTCGAAAGGATGAAATTGATATCGGTATTTTAAACAGATTCCTAGATGTCCTAAGGGATATTGAAGATGGTAAGGTGAACCAACACGAGGGTTCATTTTTAGTTGGAACACTGTTAAAGGAATTGTATGTGGACAGTGCTCTAAAAAAGGCGGATAAGTTGAACGAACAATATAAGGAAGATAAGCCGGAGCCGATACGACCTAGAACTAACATGACGTGGAAGCAATACAAATCTACCACCTTTTAAAAGGTGGTGCCAAATCAACACGCTCTTGATTCGTAAAGATTTGGTTGAACCATCTCTTTTACATTTTTTAATTTCAAACACAGATTAACTTAAAGATTTGATATATTATAAATAATATATTAAATGTCTATTTATGGTCATTTCACGCAACAATATTATGGTAATAAAATTATTTTTCCTGAAAAATCATTTTTAATTTCTGGTATTAGCTTTTATAAGGAAAATTGTTCTAATATAACATATGATACTGAATTACTTATGAAACATGACCAAGATAATAAATATGACCCATATGCGATTTCTATTATGAATAATGATAAAATCATTGGATATGTTCCAAATACTGAAATAAAGGAATTATGTAAAAATAATATAACAGAAACATTAAAAATAATAAATATAAAAATAATAAATGGTAATTACGGCATTCGTGTTATTCCAAAGTGTTTTTATATATATGACCCTATATTAGAAAGCAATGTATTTTTTTCAAATGATTAAACAGAATTTCAAATGATAAAATATGTGAGAGAGGTTGAATCAAACTTTGGCTCCACCTTTTTCTAAAAGTGGAAAAGTTGATATAATCGCTTAAATACAATTTAATATTGTATTCAAGTATCAAGTATGGTGAAAAAGTTCACATCGGCTGACCTTAGAAAGACACTGGTCATTGTCGAATCTCCCGCCAAATGTGCGAAAATAGAAGAATATCTAGGCCCAGGTTACAAATGTATAGCATCCTACGGTCACCTGAGAGAACTAAACTCGTTGAAACATATCGACGAAAATTTTGTACCAACCTACACAATTATTGAAAAGAAGTGCCAACAAATAGATAAAATCAAAAAGGCTATTCTTGGAGCAAATGAGATTATTTTAGCACTTGATGGAGATCGAGAAGGAGAGAAAATTGCGTATTGTATAGCACAGATATTCAATTTGGATATCAAAACAACGAAGCGGATTACATTCAATGAGATTACAAAAATGGCAATCCAATATGCGATTCAAAATCCACGCACAATAGATATGGACTTGGTGAATGCCCAACAAGCTCGTCAAATAATTGATTTATTAGTTGGGTTCAAAATCTCACCGATGTTATGGTCACATTTCAACGCTGGAGCATCTCTCTCGGCAGGTCGATGTCAAACACCAGCATTACGACTTATTTATGAAAATTACAAAGAAATCTCTCAATCTAACGAGAGAAAGGTTTACAATACGACAGGGTATTTCACAAGTGCGAATCTGGCATTTGAGTTACAAACCTCTTTTGAAAATGATGACGCAGTGACTGACTTTTTGAATGACTCCGTTGGTTTCTCTCATGTGTATACTTGTTCAAAACCAAAACGTGGAACTAGAAGGCAGCCCGATCCCTTTACAACGTCCACTTTACAACAGGCTTCTAGTAACGAAATGCGTTTATCGCCAAAAGAAACGATGCGTATTTGCCAGTCATTGTATGAAGGTGGTTACATAACGTATATGCGAACAGATTCAAAATCGTATAGTCGCGATTTCATTGAGTGCGCCAAAGAATATATAACGAGAGAATACGATACAAATTATATAAATGAACAAATTGATGATCTTGTAAGCAAATGTAAGGACAAGGAGGCACATGAAGCCATTCGTCCCACGAACATTTCTCTTATTGAGCTTAATTCAACAATAGATAGTAAGGAACAAAGACTCTATAAACTCATACGAGATAATACTCTAGCAAGTTGTATGTCGCCAGCTGTGTTTTACTCAGTTACTGCGACTATTACAGCTGCGCAAAATGCAAAGTTTACCTATACAAGCGAGATAATTGATTTCCCTGGTTGGACTATTACTATCGCAAAATCAAGTAAGGTAAGTAATGAATACCAATATTTACAGCAAATCAAACCAAATACGGTTGTTCCTTATAAGAAAATGGTATCAAAAATGAAATTTATTGGTTTGAAACAACACTATACTGAAGCGCGACTTGTTCAGCTACTTGAAGAACATGGAATTGGCAGGCCTTCTACTTTTTCTTCTCTCGTTGATAAGATTCAAGAAAGAGGATATGTCAGCAAACACAACGTGGAAGGTCGCAAAGTGGCATGTAAAGACTTTGAGTTAACCGACGACAACATTTATGAAGTTGAGGAAATGAGAGAATTTGGTGCCGAGAAAAATAAGTTGGTTATCCAATCGCTTGGCATTTTGGTAATGGAATTTATTGATGCTCATTTCTCTCAATTATTGAATTATGAATATACCAGTGGCATGGAAAATGAATTAGATTTAATAGCAAATGGTAAGGGGAATTGGAGTAGTTTGTGTCGAAAATGCGATGAACAATTGACATTGTGTACCGATAAATTGAAGGATGAACCCAGAATGAAAATTCAACTGGATGAGACAAACGCATATATCATAGGAAAACACGGACCAGTGATAAAAAATACTGAACTAATAGATGGAAAAACAGTGGTCAATTTCAAAAAAATAAAACAAGATGTTAATGTAAGCAAGATACATGAATACAAAGTAGAGGATTTATTAGCGGAAGATGTTCAAAAGAAGAAAATCAATTTGGGTAAATATGAGGGGCTCGATGTATTTATACAAAAAGGAAAATTTGGCGTCTATGCTTCCTGGGGCCAAAATACCTGTTCATTGAAGCAAGTTGGAAACCGGCCGATTGAGAGCATTAGTTTTGACGAAGTAGAAAAGTATATCTTGGAGCAAGAGAATTGTGGTTTTTTTAGAGAAATATCCCAAGATTGTTCGATCCGTCGCAGCAAAAAAGGTGACTATATTTTTTTCAAAACTGCCAAAATGAAAAAGCCAACCTTTCATAGTCTGGATAAGTTTTCAGAAGATTATAAAATATGTCATGTGAACATTTTAAAATCATGGATAAAAGAAACATATGGGTTGAATATATAAACTATTTATATTCGAAGACAAATCCTTTTGAACTTTTTTGACTTCCCGTTAAAACTTGACAAATATTGATTTTTGATGTAATATTATGTTCCTTTTGTAAATATTCATTTGCATCAATTTGGTAAGTAAATGTTTTTACGAATGTTCCATCAGTTGTAAACACATCAAATGGTTTGTTTTTACCTTTTATGTCTAACATTTTTTTTATAAATCCTGGATTATCTTTGTGATATTGTTTCCGTTTTTCACTATTTTTTTGTTTTACCTCTGGATGTTTCTTATAATATGTTTTCTGTGCTTCACTATTTTTTTGTCTTGCGCCTGTATTATTTTTATAATATGTTTTTAGTGCTTCACTGACTTGTTGTCTTGCTTCTGGATTATTTTCATAATATTCTTTCATTGCTCCACTCGTTTTTTGTTTTGCTTCTGGATTATTTTCATACCGTATTTTCGCATATTCTGCGAATTTTTGTCCTGCTTCTGGATTTTCTTCATGATATTTTTTTTTTGCTTCACTTATTTTTTTTTTACTCTCTTCTGTATGAATATAACCATTGAAACTCTCTCCACCAAATGTCATATTATACCCACCATCATCTTTATAATATGAATTATACATTAGAATGTATCCAATTTCAAGCTCACATAATTCGTCATGCGTATCCGCAGTGTCTATTTCTATAAGTTCAAAAGTATCTTCCATATCATATTTTCGTAACGCATTATATAGATATTGGTTAGCACCTCTTTTCGCAGCAAGTTTATGTTGTTGTTTTCGTTGTTTCAATGAAGTTGTCGTTAGTCCAATGTAATGTTTCCCATTTGGGAATTCTATTTTGTAAATAAAACCGTAAGTCATTGTATATAATATATAAAGATTTTATGTTTATGTAATTTTACGAATTAAATTTATATATTCCTAAATGTTTTCAGTATTTTCTTCTTTTTCTTTTTGTATTTTTTCTTTCTTTTTCAAGTATGCCCTTCTCGCGTATTCTTTCCTTTGTTCCGTTGTAGGAACGTAATTACTCTTATAATTAGTTTTCTTTTGGTATTCTTTGACACGATTTTTTTGTTCTTCTTTATTTTTTTCATAATATATTTTATTTTTCATCAAATACTTGTCTAACTGTTCTTTAAGTTTATTATTCTCTTCTTGTAGCTGTTTAATAATTTCATCACTGTTCATAGTTACTCTTATATAGTAGATTATTTTTATATGGTGTAAAAATCATATAAAAATTAATAAAATGTGTTTTGCCACAATCAATCTGTAAAAAGGGTTTAGGCGAAGCAAACCCAAACCTCTTGTGTGGGCTTACGGGGCTTACCCTCGTGAAAGTGGATAAATTAGAAATTTCGCTGTATCGAAGTTACAGTCCTTGTTTGGGTAGGCTGACAGATGAGGAATTCGAGCATAAAAGAGTAGTCAAATGAGCCAAAGTCCACAAGCTCTCCGTTATGGTATCGTATACGTATTTTTAACCTACGAATTCTTTCCGAAGGAGGGGTATATAGTTTATACGGCATTGAGTCTCTGTCAAACCATTGACTGAGTGGTGTAGTTGGGACTGCTAACCGTGCGAAGGATGCGTTCACTATCCCATTTGTTTGATTTGTTGTCTGTGTAAAAAAACTAAGATTATACGGACTGGTTTCATCGATACAATTTTGCCCTGCGATCTCCATGTAAAAATAAGCTGGCCCCATAATATTAATTTTATACGGACATTCAATATAAAAAACTTTGGCGCCAGGCAGATTAGGATTTGGAAGTAACCAATACCCATTGTCTCCAAACCGTATATCTCCGTAATAAAATCGCGGAGTGAACCCGACCTTGGAAACCGACGGCGTATTGCATCTTGACAATCCAACATTTCCTGGCAACCCCCAGTTCGAAAATTCCGATAATTTATTCCGCGTGATACACTGAATATTGCTTTGAGACGTATATTTCGCAAACTGTTCTTCGTTTGTCAAAACAAACCCATCCGCCGTATTTCCAAACCAAATCTTTTGTCCTACTGTATTGTAAACAATGATAAAGTTTTGATACCCTCCTAAAGAATCCAGCTCAGTTTGTAAGTCAGTATATCCTTTACTTGTAAAAAACGCTTGAAGGCGCAAGTTGACCGCTTCATTGAATTTATTGGTAAGTTCATTTGCCATTTGCTCCGGGTTATAGAACCCTTCTTCAATAACGATTTCAAAATTAGTGCCCTGTGACAAAAACAAACATTCAAATATCGCATTCTGTAAAGGATTTGAGTACATATGCTCACCCGGATTGTATGGCGCATTAATCTTGAATGTCATTGTAATATTTGAGTTTAGAGAAGAAAATGTGCTATAATTCGCCGGAAAAGTCCAATTGGAAAGTCGCAATGAATACACATTTGTAATGTCTTCGGGCATCTCAATCTCAAATTCGCTTGATTTCGGGAATTTAACCATATCTCTGTCATCTGAGTGTATAGAAACATATTTTCGCTGATATATAATTTCTTGTGGGTTGGGTATAATCGGGTGACTTGTGTTCACATTATACATTGGGGGAATATTAGGTTGATTATAACCGCTCATAACTATATTATAATAGTATAATTATTTTTTTATATATAAAAAATTATATTAAATATAAGTATATATGTCCGGAAATTTATCATCAGTGGCAAATTATAGTGGTAGACAACCTGATGTGTTTCAAAATATTAAACAGTTTTTCACGTCGACAAATGGTATTGTTTTCTGGATCTACAAGACAATAACAGGCACAGTTTATATAACACCGAGCGATCAATCAAGGACTGTGTTGATACCCAAAGATTTATATGTGATTGGTTCCATCACAAATACATCGGATATTAAATTAAAGCAACATATCGAGGAAATCCCTGACAATGAATTTGACAGAATTTTAACGATATGCTCAAAGAAATATAGTTTTATTAGCGATAATACGAATAAAACGCACTATGGATTAATCGCTCAAGACCTAGAGACAATTTATCCTGACTTAGTGACCACGAACCAACATGAAACGGATGAAGGTGAGGTCCAAGATATCAAAAGTATTAATTATATTGAATTAATACCATTGTTGATATGTAAAATACAAAAAATGCAGAAAGAAATTGACGAGTTGAAACGGGGGTAAACCCCCGTAAGCCCCCACATCAGTTTTGGACCAACCTTTTTTACACCATTTCTAATTCAAAATGCCCATTTTCACGGGAAAAATGGGCAGTAATGAGTGAGAATGGAACAGTTACTTTGCGCATTTGAAATGCGGAAAGGTGTAAAAGAGAAGTGGAGCAAATGGGGGTTTTTAAGCCCCCATGTTGAACCAAAATAAAATGCGATTTTGCTCGCTTTTTTTAAAAGCGAATAATTTAATTCTCTCGTAAATATAAAAATGGATTGGTATGCTAAATTGTATAGATCACTTTTAATAACCAGTTTTATCACATTTATCATATATTTAATTTATACAGGCGCAAATTCTCTCCGGGCTTTAATTACAGGATTGGTTTTGTTACAGTTTGCGATATTAATGATAATGTATTCATTAGCCTCTACTGTGTTGAATGAAACAAGAAACGGGACAACGCTACAGGTGCTAGGTGCGCTACAAGCAAACACTGGTCCATTTGTGCTATCCTTTTGCGTCATTGTATTTGTGCTGAAATCACTGATTGAATATTTTGACAAAATTGCCGTGGGTCACGTATCGCCTGGATTCAATACATTTAGTAATATACTCATTTTATTGTCATTCGCACAAATCTATATTATATTCAACTCCATTCAATTAGATAAAAAAATATCAAGCATAACATCAGGTATTATATACTTGTTTGGTCTCTTATCTGGAATTTGCTCACTTATACTATATACAATATTAACGTATTACACTACGGATGGTTAATTTCCACAAATTTATACGTAAGTCCATAATTGTATTGGGTTTCCCAAATTCCAGATATCTTTAAAATAAAAGAACATGTAGTCTTTTTGTCAATATTATTGAATATCTTTATATTACCATTTAAGAGCTGTTCATAAATTTTATATTGAGGTATCTTATTTGGTATTCCAACCTTTACAAGTAAATTATCTTCAATTTGCCTTAGTTGTTGTATTAAAACTGTGTGATTACCAACACTGAATATACATCTAAATTTATCGTAATATTTATCACATACAAAATCATTAATGGTAACATGAAGATAAATACCATTCAACTGCATGTGGTTTGTCGAATATAAGATTCTTATAAAACTACCCTCATTCATAATATTGTTTCGTGTTGGTTCGCAAAAATAAACATATTGGTCATTGTATTGTTCAATGGATTTCACCAAATTCATTATTGTATTAACACACGTTATTCTTATATAATTATCGCGTACAAGTAATAAAAACAAATAAATATAACAGTATAGGAAATGAAATTTTACGAAACCCATTTTGAAGAATACACTACCAAGGCAAAAACAGAAAACTTACACCCAAAACTTGATAAAATGTTTTCCAAGTTTCCGGCAACCCTGAGTAATTTGAAAAATCTTATCTTTTACGGGCCTAGTGGGGTTGGTAAATATACGCAAATGTTACAATCGATTCAAAAATACAGCCCTACCAATTTAAAATATGAGAAAAAAATCAGTGTGACTTATAATAAACAGCAGTATTTTTTCAAGATTAGTGATATACATTATGAAGTTGATATGTCTCTATTGGGGTGTAATTCAAAGTTGCTATGGCATGATATTTACCAGCAGATTATTGATAGTATATCCGCAAAACCCGACAAGGCGGGGATCATTGTGTGTAAGAACTATCATGAGATACACAGTGAATTGCTCGATAACTTTTATAGTTACATGCAGAAGAACCACTCCCTATCAATTGATTTGAAGTTTATATTATTAACTGAGGAGTTGAGTTTCATACCCGATAATATTTTGAATTGTTGTGAAATCATACATGTGCCGCGCCCAACAAAGGCGGCTTACACAAAATGTATACAACATAAATTGCCTAATAACATACGTCTGGAAAATATAACAAATATCAAGGGGTTACATTTATATAATGAGGATTTGATGCTTCAATACAAAAACATATGTAATAAAATAATTGACCGTATGATATTTATAGAGGATACTCAATTCTTAAAGTTTAGGGATATCTTGTATGATATTTTTATATATAATTTGGATATAACAGACTGTGTCTGGTATATTTTATCAACACTGGTTGATAAAAAGAAAATAGATAAAGATGATTTATCTAAAATTCTAATCAAGACTTATTGTTTTTTTCAATACTATAATAATAATTACAGACCAATTTATCATTTGGAGAGTTATCTATTTTTTTTAATAAAAGTAATTCACTTTAAAAATACCAGTTGAGTTATTTTTATGATTAAGGTGTAAGCATTAGAAAATGTCTCAATATTTTTGTTCTCTTTTTTAAAAAAAGAGAAAAAGAGAAAAAAGAGATATAAAGTTTGTTCGATAATATTTCCAATGGACCATAAACGAGCATTGGAAATATTAGAAATTGATATTGATAATTGTGCAAAGTTCGACCTGGAAATTTTAAAACGACAGTATCATAAATTAGCGCTGCGCAATCACCCCGATAAAAACGGAAATACGTTGGAATCAAATATAAAATTTCAGCTCATCAATGAAGCATACGAGTTTGTAAAAAAAGAAGTGGATTATTTGAATGTTGATGAACCCCAAGATCAAAATAATTACGAATATACTGATTATGTGAATTTATTTTTACATGAAATTATCAATGGTAAATATACTGATTTATTTGTAAAAATAGTAAAGGATATTGTTACATCTTACAAAACAACATTATCAACTAATTTATTTGAAGGGCTTGATAAAGATGCCGCATTGAACGTGTATACATTTCTCTCAAAGTATCAAGGGTTATTTCATTTGAGTCAAGAGACAATGAACCAGGTGAGAGAAATTGTTACCAACAAGTTCAGCAATGTAAATGTGTATACTGTGAATCCAACTCTAAATGATTTGTTCGAAAATAAAGTATATAAATTGTATGTCACAGATCAATTGTATTTAGTTCCACTTTGGCACAACGATTTGTATTTTGATACTCGCATAGAGGGAGAAGGAGAAATAATTGTCTTGTGTGAACCTCAACTTCCAGCCAATGTAACAATTGATGACGAAAACAATATTTATACTGAAGTCACAATTTTATCAAGCAATGTATTCAATGAAGACCCGAATATTAAAGTTATGCTTGGTAACAAAGTGTTTGAAATTCAAAAATCAAATTTGTTTATAAAAAACGAACAAATTTATAGAATTAAAAAACAGGGTATATCTAAAATAAAAGATGATATATACGATGTCACCGATAAGGCTGATATTATTGTTAAAATTCGTATCATTCACGGGGGCATGCCCCCGTAAGCCCCTCTCTTGCTTCGCTAAAAATAAACAAGGTTTTGCTCCACTTTTTGAAAAGTGGATTTATTTCATAAATTACAAAAAAGTAATTTATAAAATTTCACAATGTAAATAAAAAATTTATATACAACCCAATATTTATTTTTTTGCTCCACTCAACCTTTTGAAAAGGTTTAACCAAATTAACCTGTTTTTTGCTCAACTTTTTCTAAAAGTTGATTTAATCCTTCTTCTTAATAATCTTCTTCTTCTTGGGCTCCTCCTCAGCAGCAGGAGCAGGAGCAGGAGTCGGCGGCGGAGGGGGCGCAACAACAGGCTCCTCATCAACCTCCTCCTCATCCTCATCCTCCGGCTCACTGTCATCCACAAGGCTACTAACAATATGCTGGTCAACCTCATCCTCAACAACAACCTGAGTCTTCAGCTTCTCCTTCTCCTGAGGCTTGAGCTTGAGGAAGCACTGACCATTCAGCTGTGCGCGCGGCTTTTGGACAACCGCCTGAACAAGCTTCCAACTCGCACTGAACTTTCCATTTACGAACCAAATACCCGCAAACTGAATAAGGCACATAACATTCGCACCCTTCTTTAAATAATCTAGAGGGGTAAGATCGCTCTCACTACTCGGGAACAGCTTGTTTCCATCCTCATCATAAATCTCCGACTTCCATGCCCCCTCCCACTGCGGAAGCTTGAGGCGAAGAGTCGGCTTCTTCGTATGATCATAATCTCCAGTAGCCCTGTCCTTAGGATACTTCAGCATTGGAGTCCAAAGTGCCTCAACAACCTCAGAGCTCTTATGAACCTTTCCAAACCACTCCTTTGAGTAAATAAGAGCATTCGACTTGATCCTATCCTCAAGCGCCTTCATATTTGCCAGGAACGCGTCAGTATCATCCGTCTTATACTCATCATTTGGGAACTGAAGAGACATCTCAAATCTACCATTTCCCTTCTCCTCTCCCTCCGCCTTATAATCGGAGGCTCCCCACGTGAGCATCAGCGGGGTCGACAACGTTAGTCCAGTCTTCGTCGCCTTATTCAAAAGGTTTACGGACTTGGATCCCTGTGCGGTCGCCTTAGGCGCACAGAAGATAATCTCATCAATGTTAAGCTTGGTAGCGTCTACGATTCTCTCAGCCATGTTACTGTATTAATCTATATTACGATGCTATCTTTAAATCAATTTTTTTTTAAATACAAAGTGGATATGGGGTTGGCTTCTCTTGTTATTTTTCCTTTTATTTTATTATGAACACCGGTTACAAGTTAAGTCGGGTGTTATATAATATAGAAATAGAAAACAATACAAAAAGAAAATGTATATATAGTATATGTCTAATTTTAGATTGAATAAAAATACAACAGATGAATACATGAGCAAATTATCAAGCAAATACTGTTCTCAGTTGAAAACCAAGAAAACTAAGGTAAATGATGATGATATAAAGATACCAAATTTACAAACGTATAATGATTTATTTATTTATGACTATAATTTGGCTCAGTTAAAGGGTTTCGCAAAACATTACAAATTGAAAATTAGTGGAAATAAAATAGAATTAGTGCTGAGAATTTATGCGCACTTACATTTATCTGTATTTGCTACTCAACTACAAAGGCATTCAAGAGGATTTTTACAACGAATGATTAATAAATTACATGGTCCCGCATACATTGATAGAAGTTTATGCACAAATGATTGTGATTTTATCACGATGGAGCCCCTTGATGAAATATATTTCCATCAATTTATCAGTTATCGGGATACCGATGGTTTCATATATGGTTTTGATCTTGCTTCTATTTACAATCTGTATATAAAGTCCGGTTACGAAATTGAGAAGGTGAAAAATCCGTATAATCGAAATACAATCCCTGTTAATTTCCACGATACAATGACACGAGTAATAAAAGTTGGCTTCATGTATCATCATAGTATTAAGCTACATATAGATGATGATACTATTGATATTCCACAACCCAAGGCAGTAGAGTTGCGAGCACTTGAATTATTTCAAAATATAGATTCTTTAGGAAATTATAGCGACCCCGCATGGTTTCTCTCGTTGGATAGAAATCAAAACGTCAGGTTTATGAGAAATTTAAGCGATATCTTTAATTACAGGGCCCAATTAACAAATGACGTAAAGCGCAATATATGTCCACCCAGCGGAAACCCGTTTTGTAATTTTAATATAAATTACATACAAGGTGAATTAAATATAGATAATATTCGAGCAAGTGTTTTGGATGTTTTGGAAAAATTCGTAAATACCGGAATTAACACCGATAGTAAATCTTTAGGAGCATATTATGTTCTGTCGGCATTAACTTTAGTAAATGAAACAGCCGCGTCGGCGCTTCCATGGCTTTATCAGTCGGTTGCTATTTATTAGGTGCATATTTCTACTCATATTACCATAACGATTTATATATATGTGCGTTAAAACACTTAAAAACATTCTGTTTATGTATAGTATAATAGAATGTCCAAGACTACTGCTCCCAAGACTGCTGCTAAGAAGGTTGTTGAGACCGCCCCCACCCCCGTTGCCCCCGCCACCCCCGCCACCCCCGTCACTCCCGCCAAGGAGAAGAAGGTGAAGGCCCCCGCTGCTACCGCCGCCGTTGTTGCCGCCGAGCCGGCGGTTGACCAGGCTGAGGTCGATGCTGAGGCCGTCCTCGTCGACCAGTCGGTCGAGTTTATTGCCAAGCTCCAGCAGCTCGGCACCCTCATTTCTTCCCTCAAGACGGAGTACAAGACCCTCGAGAAGAAGTGGGTGCGTGAGCTCAAGAGTGCGCAGAAGCTGAACACCAAGCGCAAGCGCAAGGCCGGAAACCGCGCCCCCTCTGGCTTCGTCAAGCCCACCAAGATCAGTGATGAGCTTGCCAAGTTCCTCGAGAAGCCCACCGGATCTGAGATGGCGCGCACCGAGGTGACGCGTGATATCAACAAGTATATCAGGACCAACAACCTCCAGGACAAGGAGAATGGACGCAAGATCAACCCCGATACTAAGCTTGCTGCTCTCCTCAAGCTCAAGAAGACGGATGAGCTCACCTACTTCAATCTCCAGCGTTACATGAGCCCTCACTTCGCCAAGGCTGTGAAGGATGCTGCTGCCGCGGTTGCTGCTTAAATTTTCTTTTAAAAACCCACTTTTGAAAAAAGTGGAGCAAAAAAGATAATGGGGTCTCTTCGGGAGGGGGCGGTGTCCCCGTAGAGAACAAAAATCTTATAAATCTTTAATATTTTGAATAAATATTTTTATTCAAGATACAAATCAAATACTTATAAAATTCCGCTTTTGAAAATCTACTATTTTGCTTCACTTTTTAAAAAAAAAGTGAATTTTTAAAAGAGACGGGATTCAATAAACAAAGCTAAGACAACAGAAATCGGCAGCAAGTATTGGACTTAATACATACTCATAAGGAATCGTAAAATATCCACGATCCCCCCATGATGACCCCCAAGAATTTACACATGTAAATCGCTGAGTTATATTGTCAAATCCAACCATAAGTATACAATGCCCACCTAGTAATGTCTCATTGGATATATTCGGCATTGGAACAATTCCTGTAGTATCCGCATCGTAAAAACTATCATAGACACTTATACCAAATATAATTGGTACTTTTTGAGAATACAATACCGATGTCAAACTGTTAATATCTTGGTTCACAAATGAGTAACTGTATTTTTTGAACAGTAGCGAACTTTTAAATACGGATAAAGGCGGCAACGCATTAAACTTTGTTATGTCGTAACTCCATATGCTTTCATTACATGCGCCATACTTTTTAATTATACTTGCGGCTTGGCGAATATCTAAACCATTATCTTCTAGTGAAGAATCACCCTCAATTGCGCGACCACAATAATAGTGTAACAATCGAGAAATGCCAATCCTATTTTTTGTCCCCATATTAATGTATTGTGCGAATGCATTTGAAACGCAAGAACCTAAATTACCTTGATCATATATAGTCTTTATTTTTGATTGAAGAGAGAATCTGTCAATGGAGCTAGCTGCTTTAATGTGATCACCTGTAATTTGTAGTTTAAAGTCTCTCGAATCTGTTTTTTGGAATTTATAATTCAGCAATCTTTTTTTATCTGTCATAAACTATGTATAGAAAAATGTAATTTGAAACAATATAAATGTTACTACATATATTATTAACCGAATGCTGAAGCAATTTATTAATTCATTCTCACGTTTTGCTTACCCTGTCGGGTTAATAAATAATTATAAAAATGGTTATAAAAGTGATGAACCCGATGAGAATGAAGACCCTGCGATCCACTCGCATGACCAAGCCAATAATCAAGATCACGATGATGACGATGACGATGAAGAACCTGTATTTGATAATCCACTTGATTATATCGATTTGGATAAATGCCTCTTCACTTTTATATATTTTTCTGTTATGATAACCAACGCATTCATTGTATACATAATTTTAGCACATTCGAATACGTTTGTTTATGCGGTACAAGAGGCAATTGATTCTTATCTAGACATGGCAACAACTCAAAACCTTCCTTTTTGTGAGACACCATACGCAGTAACACCGATGATGGCCCAGGGGGCATCCGCATTGGCACATTTGCCATATGTTCCTGCCTTTTTGCTGGGTATCAGTTATGAATCACCAGAAACGATACCTATGCTAGATTCAAATAATAATATTTATGGAAAATATGCCGAAAATACTAGACAGCTTCTTTGGACACAATTCGCTCTACAATTGACTACATCGGTTGGTGGGCATATGTTACCAAACCCAAGAGCGGTATTGAATCAAGAAACATCTATTATCATGGCATTTTACTTCTTGTTTTCCTTTTTGGAGCTAACCACTCCCAAGAAGTCAAAGTTTTTATTTAAACAAAAATCATTCCTGATATTCACATCACTTTTTATGATTGGGTATTTTGTCATTGGATTAATGCCAATTATATTTACTGGATTTATCACGACAATTCTATTGAGTTTTGTGATTGAAGACGCGTTTGGGCTTATTACCGCTCAAGGTAGAAACATACTTCTAGCAACATTTGCGCCAACCGCTGTAATTTTATTAATTGAGACTGCGAGTTGCTCTTGGTTGCTCACTAATGTGAGTGATCAGGTTCCATGGCATTTAGTATTTGACATTATGTTCTGGCAAGTGGTTGGAAGTGCGATTGATGTCATTGTGATCAGTCCAAGGCCAGGAAAGTTTTTGACAATGGACGACTAAATAAAATAGAGAATATAACTTTTGCTCCACTTTTCCTTGCTTCGCTAAAACTTTGTGAAAAAAGTAGAAGAGAACAAAACTTTGACTCCACCTTTTTTAAAGGTGGATTCCAAAAGTGGATTTGGGATTATTTGACAGGAAATATGAACCCATCTGCCTGTAGAATTGTTTTAATTTCCTGTTTACACATTGGCCCATTGCTTATATCCACAGATTCAAATACATTTAGATTATCATTTACAGTAAATTCAAACATTGACTTGATCTTTTTGAGCAAATCAATATCATCAATATATTTTGTATTTTCCTTTAACCATTCATAAAATTGTAAATCATGCTTGTCTCTACCTTTTATAAATTTCTTAAATAATTTTAGAGTTTGATAGAGTGACCGCTTATTATCAACATCAATATTGTAATCTGTCCCTGACAACACACAAATTTCTCTCAATTCTGTTTGGGTAATACCCAAATTGTCTAACATTTTTTTTAAATCATATAGGACAACCGTATGATTTAATAGACTCAAATATCGAAGAACCCTAGGACAACCATATACAAACATATCCATATCTTCACTCAAACAACCCCATACCTTATTCCTAATTGCCAACAAAGCACATAGTTCATCAGCTTCACCTGGCGCATCATAGTAAGTTGCACCATATGAACGTATCAAATCCTTGACTTCTTGAATTTTTGCTTTACTTATGTGAATGAAATTTCGTTTTAACATATCCATATGATTCAAAATTTCATGTTTATCGTGCTCATCTTGAGCATCATGTAATTGTTCCTTTAGTTTACTGTATTCAACTTCGGCAGTCGCCTTATCATCCTTACGCCGTTGAAGTAGTGCCTTTTTTTCAGCTGGTGGTTTACCATCAAATACAAATACTGGAATTATATTATAATGACGGAATACTGATAACATGAGATATATGTTCTCTATCAATGTATTGTCGGCGGAGTACTTATATAAGTAAATGCTAATGTCAATCGCTATTTTTTTGCCAGATAATTGCGACAAATTCGTAACTTGAATAGAACCCTTGCACTCCTCTTTGAAGAAACGGTTCAAATTTTTGATTCCCATGTTTACAAGTTTAATTACATCACAATTTTCAATTGATTTCAATTTCAATTTTTTACACATAAAAAAATGAAACAATTATATATTTTATATAAAAATTATAACAAAATGAAGACACGTAGCCAAACCAACTCTACATTAGAGCAAGATCCAACTCAACAAGAGTTTTGCTCATGTCAACCTTTGAAAAGTGTTTTATCAAAGCAAGATCCACCTCAACAAGAGTTTTGCTCCACTTTTTCAAAAAGTGGATTAGATGTAAACATCGATTTTGACATGGCAAGCAAGGCATGGAGGGCAAATAAAAAATATATGGGTGATGGATCATTCAAGTATATACGCAACAAGTATAAGGAAAATGCTCAATTGCGAGAAAAATTACAAGGGCGTTAGCTTAGCCCAGCTCACAGATACTCATTCTCATATTGACAAGTAAAAATATATCTGTTTTAGTTTTTTTATGATTCAATAACTTTGTGGCATTTGTAATTCCCTCCAACATAGACCTAGTCTTGTAATTTTTTTCAATGTAATCACAATACTTTCTTTGATTTGCCGTGGTTTTATTAAATTGTAATAATGTTGGGTTATTTGTTTTACACCAATATAAAAAGGCAGGATAATTATTCATCAATATAGTTTTGATTACATAGTACGAGAGAACATTAGTATTTTCCTTATACAATGTCTCTCTTAGGAAGTCACTTTTTAAGGAATATAAATCCTTATACTGTAGACCCATAAAATTCAATGTTTTTACAAGTTGAAAGAAGCTATAATTTCTCTCGGTATTCATCAATATTTGTAGATTGTTTAAAAACTCATCTAGGTTATTCTTGTTTTTTAGAAGCATAAAACTACAAAATGACACATTCATTGTTTCAGCCCAGAACTCTGTATATGATTCAAATAGATTCACTTTTGAATTTACAGGAAATAGGTTTAATATTCGGCGTGTAGATTCAGTGTTGTTCATATTTGAAAAATCTATACCAAAGCTGTGACAAGTTTCATGTATAAACACCTTAAACCACTCTTCTTTTCGATATATTACAATTTCAGTATTAACAAGACAACCAGTTGTTATCGCAGTATTTACATTGGTTTCATCCAATATAATCGACTTTGACAAAGGAACTCTCTTTTCAAGTGGAGTAAAATATATATAGACAACTAAATTTGATGAACATTTAGAATCTGCGTACTGATGAATTATCCACAACCACATAATCATTTTTTCGACATGCTTATTGTATGTACGAATGTTAACTTTTGTAGAATCTTCTTCAACAATAAATATGATTTTGATTTTTCTCTCGAATAGTTTAAACGAATATGAAATCTCTGTAGACATTGATCCAATAATCCCTTGTTGTATTGTTTCTGGTAAGCCATTTAAATCCACTTTTAAAGGCAGTGTAATTTGAGACTTGGTATTTATTTGTCGCATCCGTATTTCGTATAACTGTCCAGTTTCCAAAGGTTGAGTGGATAAGACGTTTTGTTTAAAAGACACACCTTTGTTCTGGTTCACATAATTGTAAGCACCTAGAATTTTATAGTATAATTCTGTAAATATTTCGTCGGTTTTTTTTGTATGTTGTACAGCAAATAAATTTTTATTTTGTGTAAAGGTTTTCATTAAATGTTTGCTTTTATTTGAGAATACCATTGCCGTTATATTATATAAACATTTTGTATTTGTATAATTAAGTAAATTTTTATATAAATGGATTATTATAACGAGACATAATGAACAATACAAAAATATGTATCCATAATTATTTACAAAAATGTGAAACTGACACTACTCCGCCTGGCCTTTTGGATTTTTTGAGAGGGACTATTGGGTTGCTCAAATATTCTAAAATATACGGGTACAATTTATATATTAACAAAGACGCACACCCAGTATTCAAATATTTTGAGGATTGTGAATATTATGTTCATGATGGTTCTAATAATATTCATAAAACATATGAATTATTATCCCAAGCAAATCCTGGTTTTATAGATTATATATTAAATAAATTATTTCAAAATGAAACTAATTTTTATATTATGACTAACTGTTTTATTGAAAATAAATTTATATCAAATGAAATTGACAATGAAGTTAAAGAGTTTATACAAAAAATATTGAGTCCATCAAATGTGTTAAAAAATAACTTAAACAATGTATACAATGGGTTATGTATTTCATCTAATGAAAACTATAATTGTATTCATATTCGGTTTGGAGATAAATTTTTGAACTCAAATGATATAGACATGACTATTATATATTCAATTTATACTACAATACAGAATATCATTTGCGAAAATAATGGTACTAAATTAGTATTGATAGCAGATTCGAATAACATGGCAAAGGAGATTATCAAACAAAATCCAGAACTGTTATATTGGGATAATCAAAAAATTCATTTTGGATGTTTATATAATTATACGGAAGAAGCAATATTAGATACGCTAACTGATATATTTATTTTATCTAAATCGAGAAAAATATATACAATTAACATTTGTGAAAATTATTTCACAACATTTAGTCCACTTATATCAAAATTGTATAATATAGAAAATGTATTTTATCAAATAAATAGAAATATTCAAACGTATACATTAGATCCGCATGTATTAACTGTATATGAGACTGGTTTTAAAAAAATTCGTTTGGGAAAGGATAATGACGGCGGATATGTGATATGTGAGATACCAAATATTAATTATAATATTTTAATTTCAGGTGGTATCGACAATGATATTACATTTGAAGATAGTTTTTGTACAAAATATAATACTCCGTGTTTTGCGTTTGATGGAACTATTAACAACATATATATTGATAATCCAAACATTACGTTTGTCAAAAAAAATATTGGAAAAAATAATGATGATTTTACCACAAATCTTGTAGATTTATTAGAAAGCAATCAAAATATATTTGTTAAAATGGATATTGAGGGTGCGGAATTTGAATGGTTAATGTCTCTTGATGATAATATATTTGATAGAATTGACCAAATGGTAATTGAATGTCATTTTCCAAAATCACAAAGGGAAACTGACGTATTTAAAAAAATAAATAAAAAGTTTTTTTTAGTTCATTATCATGCCAACAATTATTGTGGATACAATCTTCATAATAATGTTTCAATACCAAATGTATTTGAGTGTACATATGTTAACAAAAAATATTTAGAAAATCCAAAATTAAATACAACTAAACTACCAACCATGTTGGATATGCCAAATGTTATAGAATGTCCTGATTATTTGATTGATTATCCACCATTTGTTCATTGAATAATTACTTGCTTCGCTTCAATTTATCGCGGATCATCATAAGTTCATCGAACACTTCGGCTGGCGCAGCACGTTGATAATGTGTTAACTTGGCAGTATTTGTCGCAAATAATAATTTCTTCAAATCTTCATTTTGAACAAACTTTGCGTATTGTGCTGCAGATAACTCTTTTTTCTCACGATTGTAAAAGTCTACATCAAATTTTATATTTGGTTGGCGCAACAAGGTGCCTTTGAATTTACCACTCTTTCCTCCTGCCGACTTGGCCATTTCCACATTTGTCGATAATTCACTTCCAGAATCGAGAGAAAACGATAAATAAAAATCGCGATTATCATTTTTGAACTTAGATGCTTGATAATAATGTTCCACAGATGACCATTTATGTTCATCTAATACAAACGGCTGAACCCACTCATTTGATAACTTTTTGCGCCATTTGGGAATACGCGACAATTCCGCAAATTCGCTCAACCGCGCCGATGGAATTTGTTCGCCCGAGCCCTTTCCTGGAAGAGGAGTATCGTTTGACTTTGAGTAAAACACAAATACGACTTCATCCTCATATAACCCGCGTAATCGCGCATCTGTCATTATATCTTCAGTTGGCAGTGCGTCATCCGTTTTTTTAAAATTTTTAAACTCTGGTATCAATTCAAATACACCCGAGTTTCGCTCCATGCACTTATCCACAATCATTTTTCGTACATCATATGGTATTTCCTCGAATTTGAAAATTAATTTGTTCTTGTAACTGATCGTTTTGTAGTGGTCGCCAGTGTAATCCAAAATAATGTAGAATTCTGGTTGAAAAATACCGGCATTTTGAAGAATGGAGTCATTCAATTGTCCGCACTGTAACACATTTTTCGTGTCACCATTTTTGTAAAATTCACTAGATAATATTATAAATTTTATATTAAGTATACGTTCCAATGTTGAAATCGCCCATGTTTCCGCCCAAAAATCACATGTCTTGATGATTCCCCTGAATTTTTCCAGAGTATCAATACCCTTCATGAATTTGTATTCACTCAGTAATTTCGCCGATATCTTTTTCTCTTTCAACAAGTTATCGCGCTTTTTCTTGGTTTCGTCAGCGGCATATGCCAGACGACTCAATTCGTTCCGGTCAATTGTGCTTTCAAACATATCCTTGTATTTTTTGAATTCAACCTCAAGCTGTTTAATTTCCTCAGCTTGTTTTAATACTGAGCTGCTAAACATATCGTATTGTTCTTTGTATTGCGCAACAACATCTTCAGTCGCACTATCTGCTAATTTGTTACGAAGCTTATTTACAGAGGTTTGCTGTGCTATATTAGAGAAGGCATCTCGTATTGTGGCAAACAAACAATCGCCGCCACCTTCATTATTCACAATGTAATAATTTTTATTTTCCATAAACTTCATTACCCAATTGTCACTAGTTGATTCCTTGTATTGTTGGCGAATTGCTTTCGCTGTTATTTTTGTTTCTTCTTTCAACTTGGGGGGTATTGCGACGCCTTTGGTGAGAACAAAAATATCAATCCTTCCAGGAGGGATTTCATCCAAATTTATTCCTACTTCTTCTAACTCTTCTAATTCCTCTAATTCCTCTAATTCTTTTTCTGGCTTTGTCTTGTTCTTGGCCAACATATCTTTTGTTACAAAAGTATAAAGAAGTGGATCATCTAGATGTTCAACGTCAATATTGTTGGATTCATCCAAGTATTTTAGATTGTCTTCAGTGTTCAATTCATACAATCCAATTTGTATCACCTTATTGTTATGTTTAACTAAATAAACAGGATAATAAATAATATGTTTGTTAGCAAATGTATTTTTGGCACTTCCAACAGCAATTACAACATCAGCGCCTAATAATTCAATTTGATATAAATTTGTCTCTTTTTTTAAATCATTCGGGTCGACATTTTTCAATTCCGGATAACTTATTGTATCGTCAATTTTAGACACAACCATGTATACTTTACAATAATATTTTTATTAGTGTAAAAATAACTTTTAGAAATCCAACTTTACACCTTTTCTCTTTGAAAACGCCCATTCTGGTGCGTTTTCATCAGCGAAAAGTAACGGTTCCATGCGCATCTTCGATGCGCAAAGATGTAAAAAAGGTGGAGCCAAATAAAAAGGATTTTGTTCGCTTTTCCATAAGTATTACGGAAACTTCGTAAAAAAGCAATTTTTCTCCACACGGGGGCAAAGCTCCCGTAAACCCCATTTTTGCTCCACTTTTTCCAAAAGTGGATTACCACAAAACTATATATTTTTTCATGTACTTATCATTTTTTAGTTCTTCCATGTAAAACCACATCATCTTACGTTTTGTGACAATATCTTCATTAGCTACATTACCTTCAAAATGAATTATCAATTGAATCAAAATATCTTTGTTACACTTCTTTGGTTTTAAAATGTTATAATAATCGCAGATTTGGGTCAATTGACGTAGCGTAAAATTCAACTGATAATTCAAAATATATGGTGTCATATCCTCATTGTCTAAAAATTCCTCGTATATGTTAGCATTTTCGTATTGTTGAACTCCATTTTTATCGTCTATCGTCACTTCACTTTCGGTTATTTCGCTATAGTCTATCAAAAAAGAAATATTTTCATTGTCTGTCATTGTTTAGTATAGAAGAAGAATTTTTAAGTTCTTTATTCACCTTTCATAACTTCATGTAAAAAGGTTCAAGTTAAGCAAATGTAAATTGAGATTTTGCTCCACTTTTACCAAAAGTGGATAAGGTGGATTTATAGGTTAACCAAATCCATGAACTTGAATAGCGCCTTATTCGTCAAGCTCTTGTAATCCTTGGTTTTAGAACGAGCAATCTTATCAATTAGTTCAGCAATATTCATTCCATCAATTGGCTCGTAATTTGTCGTAGCATATAAATCCACGCGATACAACAAAGCAATGTTCTCTGTCAACTCATCAACCTCATTCTTCTTATTGTCTATCGCAATAAATGTATACATCTGGAATAACAGATTTCTAGTAATTTCCACAATACGATCCTTTGGTATAATATTGTTGTCCATCAAATTTATAAAGAATGCGCTAAGCGCCTTTCGCCGCTCATTGTCCTTATTAATTTTACAAAACCTGTCATAATCCACAGTTGAATCAACATACTCAATGGTATCAAATAGTTGGGTAAACTGGCTCAAGCTATTCTCAAACACCACCTTCATCGCCTCATACTTGTTCACTAGATCCGCATACAATTCGGCATAAATTTTTGAAAAGAATCTATTAGTTGACGCAATTTCAAATACAACCGTGCTCACGCGATTAATGTCATCCGTTTCAGTAATAATCTCATCAATTGTATCAAAAATTTTGTTGCGTATATCAATATAATTTTTATCCGTCATCTTATTCAAATTGGACCTAATCATGTCAATCTGCGCATCGATTCCTATTTTTTCCTCGAGGCGAGTAGTCTGGAATGACTTTGAGGTTTCTGCGACCCTCTTTTTCTTAAATGGCAGATCCTTATTATCCCTCTTTTTGAATACTGGCGTTTTCACATAATCGGGCGAACCGACTTCCTGAGCCAGTTTCGATATAATATCTATGGTGCTATCTGGCAATACTAGATTGAACCCATTAAACATAATCTCATTGAAATCTTTAAGGGTATACTTTAGTGTTGCTGCCATTTCTGTATATTCACGTATTCATATCATACATTTATATCAATTTTTTATTATATATATACAATTTTAAAAATAAACTTAAACAGTTTTACTTGTATTATAATATAATGTTAAGTGAAGACGAAACAAAGCGCGAGATGAAAGAGGAGGATTATAATTCTTCCTATGAAATCACAAGTTGGGATGATTTAGACATAGATCCAAACATTTTAAGAGGCATCTATGCTTACGGGTTTGAGAAGCCAAGTCCTATTCAACAAAGGGCTATTAAGCCGGTTATCATGGGGAGAGATGTTTTGGCGCAGGCCCAATCTGGAACTGGTAAAACCGCCACCTTTACCATTGGTGCGTTATCTAAGGTTGATTTGGGTAATAATAACACTCAAGTATTGATTATGTCGCCAACCAGGGAGCTTACGTTACAGACCGCCAAGGTGATTGAGAGCATTGGAGGTATGTTGCCGGGGCTCAAGGTTCAATCGGTGTTTGGTGGATTAGCAATGGAGGAATCCAATGGATTTTCGAATAAAAATACCCCGCATATTATTTGCGGTTGCCCGGGACGCGTGTTAGATATGATGCGTCGCGACAAGATTACTGCTAGACACATCAAACTCGTAATTTTAGATGAGGCAGATGAGATGCTGTCGACCGGGTTCAAGGATCAAGTATACAGCATTTTTCAGCATTTTAGCAATGATGTTCAGGTTGGGCTATTCAGCGCCACATTACCTGCGAATATAATGACGATTGTGGATAAGATTATGCGCGATCCAGTCCGCATTTGCGTAAAGACGGAACAGCTTACCCTCGAGGGCATTACCCAATTTTATGTTGCGGTTGATGATGACAGACAGAAATATGCTACCCTTAAGCACATTTTCGCATTTTTACCAGTTTCTCAATGTATCATATATTGTAACAGTGTCAAGCGGGTTGCCGATTTATTTGATGCTATGTGCGAAGATGCGTTTCCGGTTTGCTGTATCCACAGCAATATGGATAAGGCTTCGAGGGATGCGTCAATTACAGACTTTCGATCAGGAAAGTGCCGTGTGCTAATCTCGTCTAATGTGACCGCGCGAGGAATTGATGTGCAGCAGGTCAGCATCGTAATTAATTTTGATGTTCCCAAATGCGTTCACACCTACTTACATCGTATTGGGCGGAGTGGGCGTTGGGGCAGAAAGGGGGTTGGTATCAACTTTATTACGAGGCGCGATGTAACAAAGCTTAAGGAGATTGAGTCCTATTACTCATCGCAGATTGACGAGATGCCTTCCTGTTTAGATTTTTTACAGAAGCTCTAATCCATCCACCTTTGAAAAAGGTGGAGCCAAACGTTTTGAAGGGGTTGAAACCCCCGTAGTATTCGTAGAATAAAAATGTTTTATATATTTTTTTATTGTATGTCGTCCATAAATAAAAACTTTAAATTGCCAATTTTTTACAATAAATCAAAAATGAAGACAAGCCAAACAATTATTAATGATTTAGAATTAACAAAAACAATTGATCCGTCAGCAAATCCAATTTACAGTTACTTTTTTGATAATACCAACGAGTTTTCAAATGAGGTAATGGCTCAAGCGACAGAATATTATACAACTGATACAAGTTTTTTAACAGAAACACAACAATTATTGAAATCATATACCAGGGGGTCAATAAGCGATCATACCAGAATTCGTGAAATATGGACAGAGATTAAAAATGATACTGGATTCAAGGAGAAATATTATTACATTGATTGGACTATGTTCGAATACTTAAATAAGTCAAATTCATTCCTCCAAATGATGAGTTTTTACAACATGGCATCACCCATATTATCACTTTGTATTCCAATCATCTTTCTAATCTTGCCATTTTTTATTATTCGTTTCAAGGGACTAACTTTGTCAATGACCGAATATGTTGACATTTTAAAGTTGATTGCGTCTAATCACTCGATTGGGAAATTATTTACGCAATTTAACGATGTCACTACAAACGAAAAGGCATATATGATTATTTCTGCGGGATTTTATTTATTTTCCATTTATCAAAATATACTGGTGTGTATTCGATTTAACAATAATATGACAAAAATTCACAATTTCCTACATGATATTCATTCGTATTTGGATAATACCACTAAATCAATGGAACAATACATAGATTGTGCATCCCAATATAAAACATATAGCACCTTCAATTCGATTGTTAAAAAGAATATGAATATTCTGCTTGGATACAAGGACCGTATTGGTGGTATTGGCGATTACAAGTTGACAAATTGTCGTAAACTCTTTGAAATTGGTCATGTTCTAAAATACTTTTATGAATTTTACTGTGACCAGGGATACAATGACGCATTCTTGTTTTCCTTTGGGTTTAATGGTTACATTGATTGCTTGACAGGTATTCAAAATAATATCAACGAGAGAAAACTCCAGTTCGCAGAATTTGTCGACAATAACAAGCAAACTGCTTTGAGAAATACTTATTATCCCTGCTTGAAAAATGATCGCCCTGTAAAGAATAATATTTCATTCAAGAAGAATATGATTGTGACAGGACCAAATGCTTCCGGTAAAACGACTGTCCTCAAATCGGCGATGATTAATATATTATTTAGCCAACAATTTGGTTGTGGGTTTTACCAGGCTGCGAAATTAAAGCCATACAAGCATATTCACTGTTACTTGAATATTCCCGATACATCTGGAAGAGACAGCCTATTTCAAGCCGAGGCGCGCAGATGTAAAGAAATTATTGATATAGTTGACGCAAATAAGGACGATACTCATTTCTGTGTATTTGATGAATTGTATTCTGGTACTAATCCGGAAGAAGCAGTGGTAAGCGCTGTCGCATTCATGGAATATTTAATAAGGTCGCCCAATGTGTCTTGTATGCTGACAACTCATTTCATTAAGGTATGTAAACGGCTGAAACAAAATGAAAACATAAGCAACTATCATATGGTCGCTTTAAAAACTGACAACAAGATTCAGTATACGTATAAAATGAAGAGTGGGGTATCAAATGTTAAAGGAGGTATTAATGTTCTTATTGATATGAACTACCCAAAAGAAATCATCGACAGTGCGACCAATACATAAATAAATAAAAATAATGCGGTAGTTTCATTCGTTCGTTAAATAAGAAAATTATATCAAGTCTTTGTAATATGTTTTCCTTATCATTGAATTCTATGCTTTTCATTATTTTAGGAATATTTGTATTGGCAATTGCGTTGTTAGTCGTATATATTGAATCTAAATCGAGAGAACAGAACCACAAAATTGCGTCAATGTTAAGTCTTGTATCTTCGTTGGCCGAAGAGTTAAATTCGATTAAGTATAGTATTCAGCGTGGTGGCGATGGTATAACAAATGATGACCAAAACACTTTAGTAACGGTGTCTGATGGCGATGATGAATCTTTAGGTGATGACGATGAGAGTTTAGACGATGACGACGATGACGATGATGAGGATGATGACGATGATGACGACGATGACGATGAGGATGATGACAACTCTGTGATTGAAGTGGATAACCTCGATGGAGCTGATATTAGCAAGACAAATACAAACAATATCAAAATATTGAAGCTTACATTGAATGCTGATGAAAACGAGTCTGTTACAAGTGAAAATCAAATTGACGACTTAGAAGAATTAGACGATGATAATGATAATGATGATGATGAATTAGAAGAAGAGCAAAACGTCTCATTGTTTGATTTAAAATCGATCAATATATCTAATTTAGAAGAAAATGAAGGCGATCAATCAAATTCTCTTGAACTACGTAAGCAGCCTGTAAATAAATTAAGGAGCATTGTTGCTGAAAAAGGTCTTGCTGTGGACCCATCCAAGTTAAAAAAGCCAGAGCTTCTCAAACTGCTTGGTGTTGAATAAACTTTGACCAAATATAAAATTTTATCTATTACTATTATAACATGTCCTTTGCAACTTGTTATAGTGGCTCTAACAATATCCATTTTAATTTTCCTCCGATTATGGCAGATGGACGTAATTATGCTTCTTGGCAACCGGAAGCTGTCATCAACAATCGTATTCAGCAACAAGAGAATATCCATTCCAATTGGCAATATCGTCAATTCTTACAAAAAAATGGTCTTCAAATTATGAAATATAATTCCAAGGAGGCTTGTTATGATCTTGGCCTTGATCCTCATACAACGACAAATACAACCCCCTCATCCAATGTTCCGTTTACTTATCGGTCTTCGTTTGATACTGGGAAACCCGGATTTGGGTATTGTAATAGCGATTTGAAGAACCCATATTTGACGCGTGAACAATTGAATGCGCGGATGATTGCTCCCACTATTACTATTCCTAAATAATTCTCTTTTACACCTTTTCTCTTTGAAAAGGCCCAGAATAGGCCGTTTTCACGAAACGCAGGCACTGCGTGCCTTGTGTCAGCGAAAAGTAACGGTTCCATGCGCATCTTCCATGCGCAAAGGTGTAAAAAAGATAACAAAACGTTATCCCTTCACAATCAAAATTTTTTTCACTTATTTTAAAAGCGAAAAAAATTTTGTTCCCTTTTTCTAAAAGAGATTTTCTAAAAGTTATTGTAATAACACATAAAAACGGTATAACAATAAATTACTTACACAATGTATATGAAGGTTTTGAGCATTGATGTAGGAATTAAGAATTTGGCTTTTTGTCTATTTGAGTCCGTGAGCAATAATGATTTCAAAATTACCAAATGGGATATTGCCGATATATCACAAAAGGAATCTAAGTTGTGTTGTTTTTTAGACAAAGCAGGTGTTTGTGGAAAACCTGCCAAATTCACAAAACACGATCAATGCTTTTGTTTGAAACATTCCAAGAAACAAAAATATCTTGTTCCAACCACCGAATTGAAAACAATTAGTAAGCATAAAATTCAAAAACTAAAGGATATTGCGACCAAATATAAAATTCAATATGACGATAATATCAAAAAGGCCACCCTAGTTAATTTGATTAATGAACATGTGAATAACAATTGTTTCGCTGAAATTGGAACTGTAAACGCATCTAAATTGGATCTTGTTAGCATTGGTGGTATTATTAAGACAAAATTTAATGCTTTATTTGATGAAGAAGGAACAATTGATTATGTTCTAATTGAAAATCAAATCAGCCCAATTGCGAATCGCATGAAAACGGTTCAAGGAATGATTGCTCAGTATTTCATAATGTGTAAATACCCTGTAAAAATGATCGAATTTGTTGCCGCATCCAATAAATTAAAAGACTGTGATGCTGCGGAGAAGAAAAATTATAAAGACCGTAAACAACTGAGCATTAAACGGTGTCTGGAATTGATCACCGCTAGTAACTTCTTCTATGAACAACTCGAGTATTTTGATAAACACGGCAAAAAGGATGATTTAGCCGACTCGTTTTTACAGGGTATCTGGTATATAAATACACACTTAAAGATTTGATTGTGGCATACAAATATAAACACTTTGTAATTATAATATATACATTGTATAATTATGTCAAAAATACACCCACTTACAAAAATTCATACCATAGAAATATTCACAAAAACAAAAATAGATATTACAAATATGCCAACTCATCCAAATATATTATTTCCTTTCAATGCTGAAAAAAAATACAATACTGTTATTTTATCATACAATGTTCTTGATAATGGGTTAACATTGCGTGAGTTTATACATAATTGTAAAAAACAACCAACGCGTTTTACACTACGAAAAATAAATTTGTGGAACCCCAACGATATCATGTTACAGATTATAAGCGCGTGTGAATTTATGGTGAAAAATAATTTATTGTCGCCTCAAACAAACATAAACCCCAATAATATTTGGATACAATATAATGAGGAAGGCAAAATGTGCGTATATGTAATATATAATTTTGAAAATATAATTGAAGAAATTCAATTGTCCCATCTGGACGAACGAAGCAGAAATTATTGGGCACCCGAAATACTAAGGAAATATAATCATGTACGATTTTTTGAAACCCCATATATTGAACCAATTAGTAAATATAGCTCACTACTGACGAGAAGAAATACAACGCCATCAACATTAGAAATAGTGTATTCTCTTGGATTAATTTTATATTTTATTGTGTATAAAGAAGACGCGTTTCCGGAATTGCGAATACATGAATATGAATGGCCAAATTTTCATAGTATAAATAAATACAATCGCAATATAAAACTCGCCATTCAACCTGAAATAAAGGATCGACTAACATTAACAGAATGGTCATTTGTATTACAAATAGCACCAAAACCAGGGATATTTTCAAGAATATATAATTATTGCTATAAACCAACATAAATATAATTGTAGTATGTATACAATGAACTTGTTCACCTTTTTGTCAAGCCTTTTTTATGTTGCTCAGGTGCCAACTGGAAATTATGTTGGAGGCAAGACATTATTTGGAGAGACAATTAATGCGATTGTGAATATCAATGACGCATCCAGTTTGGATTTTGCGATTTCTGGAGATTTTACGCTAGATTGTAAGGATGAGTCATATTCCTTAGTTGACAACACGATTATTTTAGATGATATTGAACTTGTTGGTGATTGTGCCCATGATGCATTAGTTGACAATCAAATTACGCTCAAGGAAATTGTGTATGATGCTGAGCAAAACCATATTACTGTTACGGCGAAATACTCCATTGCTACTGTAGACATTGTTTTAATGCCTGTCCAATTTTACAAAAATGAAGAGAAATCCACTTTTGAAAAAAGTGGAGCAAAAACGTATAGAGAGGGAGGTTTACGAGGTCGGTGCTCCAGTGTATAAATGGGGGTTACCCGCATGAAAAGTTGATTTTGTAAAAGAGAAGGAGGGGTTCGGGGAACCTTGGTTCCCTGGTATATATATATTAGCGTTCGTATTACTTAAAATTATATGTTATATTTAAATAATACGATGGATGACATAATTGAGATTTCCGAATTGAACCTCAACGATGATTTTGGAAGAGGTAAAAAAACAAACTTTGGGGGTGGAATTGAACTGTTAATGAATGATAGAGTAAAGGAAAATTCGAAAACTATGGGTGGTAGTGACTTTGATTTAGAAGATCTTACTAATTTAGAGAATGAGTTGAATGGACTTGTTGAAGATATGCCGAGCAGTAATAGTTACAAGTCTAATTTGTTTGGTGGTGCCGAAGAAAAGCCGTCTGTAAAATTTAGCGATGGTCCCTCGCCCACTATTGGTCAATCTACCGCAGATTTTACGCCGGAGACTAAAACCTGGGATGGTTATGGTAAGTTTAACAATATTCCAATGAACCCCGACGTAAATGTATCTCAACACCCTGGTATGTCCAAAGAAGAATTGTTGCGCGAGAAGTTCAAGATTTTACGTAAGCTGGAAGGTTTAGAGAAAAAGGGCGTCGAGTTGACTAAAAAGTATTCGATGGACTCACCGCTTGCGGAAATGCAGGGTGAATATGAGACTATTATGGATGAGAAGTCAAAGCAAAACTCGGTCAAGTTTCAAGGCAATATGCTGATGGCAGCTATTAATGGAATTGAGTTTTTGAATGGACGTTTTGACCCATTTGATATTAAGCTTGATGGATGGAGCGAGCAAATTAATGAGAATATCACGGATTATGATGATATTTTTGGAGAGTTACACGAGAAATATAAATCCAAGGCATCTATGGCACCAGAATTAAAGTTATTATTCCAGCTGGGAGGGAGTGCGATGATGGTCCATATGACAAACACAATGTTTAAGAGCGCAATGCCCGGGATGGATGATATTCTTCGTCAAAATCCTGATTTAATGAGGTCTTTCCAGTCTGCCGCAGTGAATTCGATGTCGCAAACAAATCCAGGGTTTTCGGGATTTATGAACAACATGATGTCGCCGGGATCTTCGGCGGGCCCTCCACCCCCAATGGCTACACAGGGCCCTAATTCCGTCCCTCCTCCAAGTGGCCGACCTGGCAACAATAACGCATCCATGAATTTGGGACGCAGTAATTTCACAGAGGAAAAGACGATGAGACAAACACGCCCGGAAATGCGTGGCCCCCAAGATATTTCTGATATCTTATCGGGACTCAAGACGAAGACTATCAATATTCAAGAGCCTCCCCCACAACAATCCGCAAATGATAGCAGCACTATCAGTATACAAGATTTAAAGGACCTTGGGGATGCGAATATGCCGAAACGAAGCGGCCGGCGCAAGAAGTCATCTAGCAACACGTTGAGTTTAGACATCTAAAGCAACTTTTAGAAAACGGGGGTAAACCCCCGTAAACCCCCCACAATAGATTGGAATTTTGCTTCGCTTAAACCCTTTCCCAAAGGTTGAGTGGAGCAAAAACCAAAAGAGGATAAAGGAGGGGTTTGGGGAACCTTGGTTCCCCGGTTATAAGAATTTCCATCCAGTTTTCTGCTTCACATATTTTACCAACGCAAGAAATGGCATTGTATCCTTATTTTGTGTAAGCGAATCATATACCAACTTATAATTTCCTGTAATGGATTGGTTATTCAAAAATATCCAACCAACATAAATAATAGCCAAAATGATAGTTGCTTGAATATCCTTTACTCGTATTGTATCATAACGCAACGTGTAAAACGGTAACAACTTAATGAACGTATTCACCAGAATAAAGTACCCAATAGTTCGGCGGTTGGCTCCATTTAGAGACATAAAAATTAGTAAGGCAATATTTTCAATAATACCAATCATGATGGCAAATTTTGGGTTATATTTGATAATTTTTAGCATGTATAACAAATACCACAAGAATATCCAATATGAGAACACTAAATCGAAACGCATAACTATATATTTCCACTTTTATAAAAAGTGGAGAGTCTGTTTTCATAAAACAAGGACTAAGGTTTTTTTTAGAAAAAGGTGAGTTTTGCTCCACTTTTTCTAAAAGTAGAAAGGTTGAAAATAATAATATTAAAATACAATAATGAATAAGTGTAATTCAGTCAGTTGTCCCAAAAGTGGTATAAAAATTTACAAAAGCGATAATGATTACAAAAAAGATCCGTTTCAAATAGATTTAGATATCGAAAACTATTCTGTAAATGATTTGTATCGATTGTTTAGCATTGATGTTCTCGATGAGAATACGATGAAAGAAGCAAAGAAAGTTGTTCTAAAAACGCATCCTGATAAATCAAAATTAGACCCTAAATATTTCCTCTTTTTTTCTGCCGCATACAAACGTTTACATGGAATATATGAATTTCAAAACAAATCCACAAAAAAAATGGTCCCTGAAAATGATGCTTTTACTGATAAAGAAAATGGGAAGGTGCTACATAGCATGTTACAAAAAAACAAGGATCTAAAAGACCCAGGCAATTTCAATAAGTGGTTCAATCAACAATTTGAGAAACATCGCGTCGATGACCCAAATGGTGACGGATATGGCGACTGGTTGAAAACTGATGATGGTGTTTACGATGTGGGAAACGTATCCAAGGCAAATATGGCGCAAGAATTTGAGCGACAAAAGAAGCAAATCCAAGCGATCACTGTATATAATGGTGTTCAAGAGACATTTTCATCATTTAGTGGATCGATACTTGGTCAACAAACCAATTACACAGGGGATAATGGATCATATACAGACCTTCGTCAAGCTTATGTAGAAAGTGTTATACCCGTAACGGAGGAAGATTATAAAAATGTTCCCAAATATAGAAATGTGGATGAATATAAAGCGGGGCGTGGAAGTGTGGCACCACTTGACAAAGAGGTCGCAATGAAACAATTAATGGAACAGAATTCAAAGGAGGAACAAGAGAGCTCTGCCAGGGCTTTCTATTACGCACAACAAACAGAAAAGGCCAACAAACAAAGTCAGTCATTTTGGGCTGGGCTGAAACAACTCACAAATTTCTAACTCAACCTTTAGAAAGGTTGAACCAAATTCACACAATTTGAAACTTATAATGGGTTATATTTTTAAAATAAACACGGATTTAAATATTTAATGGTGTAGGGGATTTATGGAGGAATACCTCCATATTATGTTCTCTTTTTATAAAAGGAAAGCAACTATGTCAAAATTTGAAAACGGGTTGTTTATTTTTAGACGCGATCTAAGAATTATTGATAACAATGGGCTAAATTTACTTGGCGAGATGTGTAAGAATATATATGCGATTTTTGTTTTCACTCCCGAACAAGTGACTGGACAGAATAGTTACAAGTCAAATAATGCGGTCCAATTTATGATTGAAAGTTTAGACAATTTGGCAAGCGAAATTGAAAAACGCGGTGGTCATTTGTATACTTTTTACGGACACAATGATGCTGTAATTTCCGCTTGTATTGACGAATGGAAAATCAATATTGTTGGATTCAACATTGATTATACACCTTATGCTCGAGAGCGGGATGCTGAAATTGTAGCATTATGTGAGCGAAAGAAAATATATGTCATTTATGACTATGACTATTATTTGTTGGAACCAGATCAAGTGTTGAATGGCTCTGGTGAAACATACCAAAAGTTCACACCTTACTACATATCAGCCTTAAAAAAGGTTATACAAAAACCAGCACGAGAGAAAACTATACACTTCGCAGCGAAACCTGATGGTCCTGCGAAATACAAAATTACATTGGATCACGCTGCTACAAAATTCACAAAGCCAAACCCTGACATTTTGGTACACGGTGGCAGAACGGAAGCCCTACGGGTTTTGCGCGAAGCGGTAAAATTACAAGCTCATTATAGCAAAAATCACAATGATTTATTCAAACCAACATCATTGATGAGTGCTTATATCAAGTTTGGTTGTTGCTCTATCCGTGAAGTTTATTATGCGTTCAAGGGCAATACATCTCTGGTTCGTCAACTGTATTGGCGCGATTTCTATGCGAATATTCTGCTAGCCTATCCGCGCGTTCTTGGTAAAGCGTTAAAACCCAATTACGATAAAATAAAATGGCACTACAATACGCGGTACTTGGATGCGTGGAAAAATGGAGAAACTGGGTTTCCTGTAGTGGACGCGTGTATGACACAACTCAATACAACAGGATACCTTCACAATCGCGGACGGTTAATTGTCGCATCATTCTTAGTAAAAACTCTTTTATTAGATTGGAGAGAAGGTGAGCGCTACTTTGCCCAGCAATTGACTGACTATGATGTTGCGTCAAATAATGGCAATTGGTTGTGGATTATGGGTGGAGGTGCCGACTCACAACCATGGTTCCGGATATTCAATCCTTGGGAACAAGGCAATAACTTTGATCCGGAGTGTGAGTATATCAAAAAATGGTTACCGATGCTAAGCGAATTATCGCCGAAAATAATACATAGTTGGGCAACGGAATATCAAAACTATAAACAGGTGAAGTATTGGAAACCAATATGTGATTACGCAGAGCAAAAACAACTAGCAAACCAAATATACTCGCGCGCATTCAAATAAATAGCACACTCGCTAATATCAAACTTATATAATTCATTATGGTAATGGGTTGAAACGATTTATCGAAGAATATATACTCAATGATAATAGAATGGAATTGGAATAAAAAGGTGAATAAGTTAAGCAAGTCTACTTATAGTATACAATATACTATACATGGACAAACCTGTTATATTATTTGAAAGCAATGGATTTCAATTTACAAAACTTCAGCGAAATAATTACAATGCGTCATTTTCAGTTGAAAACAACAAAATACATCTTGCCAAAATCATTAACTTTGAATTTATTCAATTAATTTATAATTTGAACCCAGATATATATGAAAACGTTCATTTAGAAAAGTTAAATGAGAATGAAGCAGTTATTACATTGGTAATGAAACCATTTTTTGAGGACCTTGGATTACCACAAAAGTATTCTTATATGCATATGAAAAAAACAACATACGATAATCAAATTGTATTTGACGCACAAGCAATTCGTTCTTATAAACCCGACACCATTCCCCCCGATGCCCAATGTGTGGCATTTAGTAAAATGACCAGTGTTTGCCATCTGGAAACAGCGCACAAAATACGTTTCACATATAATGTCTGTATTGATGAAGATCGAACCATTCCTCCATTTGTCGAAAAATTTATAGGTATCGCATCCAATAAAATATTTACACGTGTAAAACAGTTTATAGAAAATGTTACTGTATAATACAATGTTACAACAAGTATGGTTTTTATTTATTATCAATTGGATTTTTTTGAGTGAACTTGGATTGTATTTTATGTGTTGGGATTCACAAAAGATCATTGAGAACCTAACAATACGACTGGCAAAGGTAAATGTACTATATGTCAAGGTATTTCAAGCATTTGCTGTTCAAATGAAAAATACAAATCACACATTAATGAAATTTACCGATGAGGCACCTTGGACCCAGGATGATGTCGATATGGTTTCTCTCGAACAGCTTATTCAAGAATATAATATTGTCTTGGATAAGACTCCAATCAAGTCTGGAATGATATCGCTTGTATACAAAGGTCAAATGAATGGTGCGAACATCGCTATTAAAATTCAACGTAAAAATATTATCTCCAAATTGAATACCGGAATTTACAATTTGCTGTTTTTTGCGCGCATTATTTCATTATTACCATTTATAAAAAAATTAAGTTTGGTGGATACTATAAATAAAAATACCGGATTGATTTTAGAACAAACTGTCTTTTCACAGGAAGTTTCTAACTTGAATCAAATGAGAGAAATTTGTAAATATTTAAAATATATTCAAATACCTCGGGTGTTTGACGATGTTACTAAAAAATACCCAACCATAATCATGATGGAGTATGTAGACGGAAAACCAATTGAACAAATTGAACCTGGTGACCGCGTAGAGTTTGCCAAACAAGTTATTAAATTTGGGATTGCTACCGGGTTAGTTCACGGTGTCGCACATGGCGATTTACACCGAGGAAATATTTTATTTATCAAGAATGATGATGCGAAAATAAAATATAAACTGGGTATTCTTGATTTTGGGATTATTAACATTATTGACCCGATATTTCGTAACAATATGTTTGATTTGATTGGAGGATTATTTACTACACCCGCAGAAGAATCGGCTAGAAAAATTTTAAACTCTGGTATAATTGAACCAGTGGAGTCAATTCAGTGTTTACCTAAGGAACAATATGACACTATAATACAATTCATATCATCTATTATCCAATCCATGATTGATCGAAAGAGAGAAGTAAACCAAGTTGAAATATATAATCTTTTTCGAGATATTAATTTGTATTTATCCACAAACGATGTAACTGAATTGGGATTAAAACCATGTGATGGATTTGTGAAATTACAGCTAACAATCGCAATGGCACATGGAGTAACAATGTCACTTTGTGGTGAAAACTACACGGGGTTGCTAGATCAAGTATTGGCAGAAATGTTTCACACTAATCTACTTGAAATGTAATTATGCGTGTTTATCGATTGTCACCTCTTTGGCTATCTTTTTTATCATTTTGGTTTGACTATCATAATCCACATTTGACGATCCACCGCCAAGAGCCTCTATCCTCAATCTCAAAAAATGATCTCCGTGCTTTGAATCATACTCCAAACAATCGGGGTGTAACTCTTGGAATAAATCCAAGTTTTTTATGTTTTTAAAGGCAATGTGTTTAATGGCCCGGCGGATATTTTTATTCTCTTCATCTTCCTTTTCCCATGTATTTTGGGATTTCACATACATTGTTTCTCTCTTCAAGTCGGTGCAGTGGACGGGTCGCATGTGAACATCGAGGGCCTTCAAGTTCTTGATGATAATGTTGGAAATACCATTAATATATCCAAGCTTGCCGACCGATTCCAAATCACTCAAATCTAATTTTATGGAATCTACAAAATCCATAATATTCATAGCATCCTTGCATTGTTCATTCAAAAACACTTGTAGGTTGAATGTTTTGTTGTGTGAATTTACATTGTTTACAATACTGTTATTGTTATTTATTCCATTTTTACACATATCTAGCAGTTGCTGCTGAAATTCTTGGTTTTGTTTTTGTAATTCACTATTGCTTTTTACTACATCTAAAATTAAACCGATAAGTTTATTGTCATCTTCTAAAATTTCGGTTGGGTCTAAAATTATGTTATTACATGTTTTTTTGTCACACTTATTTTCGTGATACCACAAGCTATTCCTTGCTTTGTATACCTTTTCACAATATTTACACACATATTTGGGGTCAGCATTTTTTTGTTCTAAAATGTTCAAATTTGTTCGTTTTTTATGTTTTGCTGTTAACAAATGATTCGTATAATTGCTGTGTTTGTTACATTTAAAGTCACATGTTTCACATATAAACTTATCGGCATTTTCTGGCATGTTCGGCATTCAAAATGTTCTATATTACCTAAACATTTTAATTTTTGAAAACCAACATTTTTTATAACAAAAAATTTTATGGTAACAAATTTATAATCAAATTTTTGGTAATTAGACGATTATGGTCTAAACCCATTTTTTCACTTTTTTTTGTCAAGACCTTTTTGGGAAATCAGAAAATGGACATTTATAAATGTCCAAAATTCATTTTGCCAAAAAAGTCTTGGCAAAAAATAAAATTTATCATTACTTTTTCAAAAAGTACCAAAAAACAATCCAATGTTGTTTAAAATCGCACGACCTGTCTAGTAAATAAAATGTATATTATTGAAAATATGTAGTTAAAAAAGTTGAAATGAATTATAAAATCAAATTCAGATTATAAAAAATGGATTTTATGCGTGTTTACAATGACGTTTCTTTAAGAAGTGTGGAAAATATGGTTTCCGCAAATAATCTGTTACCTGGTAAGTATTACGTTTATCAATATAATGACACTAGGATAATATTACTGTGTTTAGGTCATTGGGCAAAGCACTATATACAAGTGAAAAACTTTGTATACGAGGGACGTGTTATAGACAATTCGATGATTTCAGTATTGTATACTTTAGGTGGTCGTTTTTACAAGGTTGAGCATCCTTTGTTCAAAGAAATACAAAATATTCGTGTAACATCACTCATTCCAAGTTTAAGAATCCTATCATACAATCAATTGGATAATGACACAAAAATCGAATATTCCTATGCGGCAAATGTATATGGTCAATTCCCACCAATTTCATTCGGTTAACACATTTGTTTCAAATGTGAAAAGGTGTTAGATATTTTGCTCCAGTTTTATTCAGCAAATCTTATAAAAATGTAATAACAACTTAAAGTTGCTATACAATACAAATATTATGGTAGATATATATGAGTATTTGTTGACACCAAAATATGAACATATTGTGAAAGGAATTACAAAATATAAATGCCGTGATGAAAGGAACTCGAAATTCAATCTCGTTCGTATTTTTCGTTCTATAGAAATTGTATTGTACACTTATAAGCCAGTAGAAGAAACTGTGATTGAAATTGATACGGTATTAGGTGAAAGCATTTGGACAACTCTGGAAAACAAATACCATTGTTATTGCGAAACGAAATTGAAAGGGTATTGTGGTATTGATTTTTCTTGTGATATGCCGGACAATGTTAGAGAGAAACTCAAAGAGGACCCAAATTATGACTTGGATGAAGAACTTGATTGGTATAACAATTATGGTTATTGGCATCAGGGTTATGATTCAGAATCGGAATCGGATGATCCTGAAGAAAAATTTTATGATGATGTATGGACCTATACGCCATTTTCAATCTCGTTTATAAAGCATATTCCTCCTCCTCCGCCTCCGCCCCCACCACCTCCTCCACCTCCTCCAATAGTTCCATATGAATATGCGCCCGCAGAACCACCCGAACAAATGAGTTGGGATGATATTCAATTTGAAACCTGAAATTATACCATTTCTCATTTTCATTCTCTTTTTCACAAAGTTATGAAAAGAGAATTGTAAAACAAAAAACTAGTATTCAACAATTCTCTTGTAAAATCAAAAAAAAATGAAACCATTTATTTTTCCAAGGAATAAGCTATTCAAAGTTATAATAAGATGGATACTATTCAAGAGGTCATGGACATGGTGTTGGCGGAGGTTACAGAGAAAGAGCAAGAGCTAGTTCAGGTGATTGTGAAAGCGCATGGCTTCGACGATTTGTTTAATAAGTCGTATGTCAAGCAGCTTAAGTCGCTGAAGGTTCCTCAGCTGGAGAAGTTGATGGCAAAGTTGAGCATTGCGAGGACGAAAGAGGAGGGAGGGAAAAAACTAAATAAGGCCGAGATGACGGAGAAGGTCACGACCGAACTACAAAAAATGGGGACTAAGGAGATCATTGCGGTGTTGAAACAGACGAACACGGGGTTTGCGATTGAGGTGAAGGATTTGTTGGTAAACAATGTTGATATTGGTCAAATTATTGAGAGCGGAATTTGCGCTCGCCTGGATCAGTTTCTTGAGGCGGAGCCCAGCATCAAGGCGAGGTTCATCAATACATGTGACTTGCTCTTGGTAAACGACACTGTCACGTCGAAGAACTGTGTCCAAAAGGAGGTTCAAGGGCTATACCTTTTGACGATTGAAAAGGAGGGCATCGCGCACATCGTCAAGATGGGATCCTTTGCTGAGACGCAGGGAATGGCGAAGCGAATCACCAGCTTTGGAGGCGGGTGCTACGAGACGGGGTCGCTCACCAACAAGTGGTTCCAGAGGTTCATGAAAAAGGCATTGAGCGATGGATACGGGTGCAAGTTCACGTATTATGAGAATGAGGAGCAGACCACGATTACTACGACTGATTTGGACGGAAATAGTATCACGATGATGCCGTATGTGATGAGGCCCAAGGAAACGCAACTATTTGATAAATATAACAATTATAACAATAACATCCCGCCGATTTTCGGCTCTAACTGCTCGCAAAAGGCGGAATAAAAAATTTTTAGGGTGGCAATATTTGCCGATTGGTTAAACACTTATTTTTTATTATGTATGCGGATGATATTGATAATAATGTCAATTCGGTAGAACTTCTTACAATCATCGGCATATCACTTGTATAAACACTGTAATATATCCACATGCTAGACGAGCAAATACTCAAAAGACAAAATAATAATGATAAACTATTTGTGCTCTTATTTTGATATAACAAGAACATAAAAATAAATCTTCCAATTATTGACAATGAGGTTGCGGTATAGGGTATAATTTTCAAGTTTTCATTGTTCATTATTATATATGTTCATTCATAAATTGAATTTCATCCGCAGTAATTTTGAAATATTCATATAAACAACCGGAGAATGATGGATCTGGAATAGGAAAACGCTGTAAAATACGAATGTTGTTGAAATTGCCCCATCTACAAATATTGTTGATAAACGTATATAAAGGATGCTGTAGAGTAACCACATTTTTTTCTGCTTCTTCTTTACTCAAGCACATAATGAATGCGATGGATTGCGTCATGCCACAATTGTCCACAAACACATGATATTTATCCGTAGTGCTGATAAACACCTTGTATCCTTCCTGAAATTTGTGTGGTCTCGATGCGAATGCGGTTTGCTTGGGAGTATGTATCAAACGATATTTGTATTTATCGGTTGCCTCATTTGAAATGAGCGCCGCCTTTGTATAACGATGTAAATCGCTACTGGTTTGAACCGCAAATTTGGGAATATCCACATTGTCAACCGTTTTTGCCAGAATATTGTTTACAAGTTGATTGTATAACAGAGGAATGTATCTCCGCGGCTGCGATATAACGCTGCTCTCATAAGTCTTCTTCTTCCACACACCAGAAACTGTCATCTCCTTGTAATACGGACAATTTTGAACAATGTACCATGTGAAGCTGGAACCAATCTTTTTGAAGAAGCGCTTGGCGCCATGAATATCCAAGTGAATTATTTGTAAACTGGTGATAATTTCAATCAACTGATTTCTGTCAGCAAATGACATCCAATTATCAGGAGTAATGAACATCAAGTATCCGCCAGGTTTTAACAGTGCCAGAGACTGCTCAATAAAATCCTTGATTAAGTTATGATTCTTTGATGCGCGTTTTCCATTCTCCATCAATTTCGCATATGGTGGATTAGCAACGATTAGATCATAGCGCCGTCCGGTATCCACAGTTTCCAAGAAATCATTGCTAGTAATACGCAAATTGTATTTGTCGGCACAAAATACAGTGCGTACATTGGTAAGTCGCGGTTCATTGATGTCATTGAACTCTAGAATATTATTTAGAATATCAGTTTTGGTATGTCCGGCAGCCAACAATTTAAAGAATGCTGGAATAAACAAATTTCCATTTCCGCAGCAGGGATCCAAGATCGCAAGGTCTTCACGAGTCCACAATTCTTCCGGAATTTTATTAACCATTTCACTAGCACACATAATAGGAGTTGGTTCATCATTACTTGACTTGTATGTAGATTTGTCGGTATTCAGCACAGTGTCATAATAGAGACGAAGTTCCTCAAAGGTTGAATTGATAGTAGCCATTTTTTACAATATAATATAAAATATAATTTCATTTCAATTTTTATTCAAATGAAATTATATTTTAACGTTTTTTTGACTTATTTTTATTTCCAGTTTTCCTCAGTTTTCTAGTTTTTTTTACACCTTTCTTAATTTGTTTACGTTTTGTTTGTGTATTTTTTCGGTGCTTTCGTTTTTGTGTTTTTTGTTTGCCCCCGCCTTTCATATCATTATCATTTTTCTTAGGACTGGGTGTGAAGAGACGACGAGAACTGACGAAAGGGCTAACTGCCGGACTTATCTCCGTTGTAGCAAGAGGTCTAGCAACAGAACTAGCAGCAGATTCAGCAGCATATCCCTGACTATCAGGGCTAAATAAGTTAGGACCTGGCGTATTTTGCCTAACTCCATTGTGAACCATATACAGTAAATTAAATATTCTATTGTGTAGTAAATCATAATTTGGATTATTCGCATCTAACAATTCATATGGGGTAGCACGAAGCACGGAACCTTGTGATTCTGGTGTAAATTGGTATTGACTAAGGTTTTGACTAGGAGTAGCTCCAATTGGAGAATCAGGACTTCGAGGAGTATTACCCTGAGGAGTAAGATCGCCAGCCTCATCAGGAGGAGGACTACCACTACCATCATCGCCTGGACCACCGGGAGGAGGAGGACCGGGAGGAGGAGGAGGACCACCGGGAGGAGGAGGAGAAGGGTGCGTAGCTAAATAATTTCTTGTTATAAAACTTTTTACAAAATCAAGATTTAATAACTGTTTTTCAAAATTGTACTCGTTCGCAGTAACATAAATAGTACCAGAAACATAGTTTGATAACGAACTATTTATTAATAACATCATACGATAATCATAATCTGTATCAAATTTAATACCATTTGGCTGAAATATATTATTTATGTCTTCAAAATAATCATATCTTACACCATAATCTAAGAACCTGTCTTCACACTGTGGGTTGAAAAGAAATGCTTTCAAAGCAAACCCAATAATAAATGCTTTAACAGGTTCAACAGAACTAATTTGTATAAGTTCCGTTATCATGACATCTAACAAATTACAATATCTTATATAAGAATTAAAAAATGCGTCATCCACTATTTCAGGGCCAATAGAATACCAAAACGCAGATAACATCATATAGAGTGGTAACAGTGGATGATAACCAAAATTTATATTACTTATATTTGCTGATCCGTCCGGCGGTGGTCCATCCAACATTTTCTCAAGATTCGGGATAACAAAATCCTTTTGGGCACTACCCTCCTCAAATAAATCATTATCTAAACCAAGCCCACCACCAAGTTGTTTCTCTGTAAAAAATGAATTAAAATTCGTATAATAAACTTGAGTATTTGTAAGTAAACCAGTCATTAAAGAGTATCTGGTGGTTCTTGGATTTTCTTGAACCTCTACATTAATATCTAAAGGTCCAAAGGATTCCACAGGCGCCTGAGTTGGCTCCATACTGGCATCATCAGTGTTGGTTGTATCTTGCCTTTTTTTTTCTCGTGGAGGCGAAGAGGGTTCTGAAAACTTAGAGGTATCGCGTTTATTACCTTCATCTTCATCACCAGAAGCATCTTCATCACTAGAAGTCTCTTCTTCCAAAGAGCCGAGTGTTGGTTTTAAGGAACTAATTTTAGAATTTAGTATAGAAATTTCAACAAAATCACTATTGATAAGAATTTCTGCCATTGTATCACTTACACAAACTAATGTTTCAAAGGGGGCTTCAGGAGGTGGTTTCACAGAGTTAACATCCTTTTCTTGTTCGCGCATTTGACCCATTTCTCTACCTAGTTCATCTGTTAATCTTTTCATTTCTTCTTGGTTTCCAACTTCCTGTTGGGAAATATCGCGCTTTGCGGCTAAGTCATCAACCATCTCTTTACTAGGCGGTGGGACATATAACAAATATCTTGCCTCTAGTATAAAATTAAAGATATTGTTCACACGAATATTTTGAGATACATTTACACCGCGCCTTGTCTTTTTTCCGTCAGATAAGGTAGCACTATGCCCTATTGTTACCGCTGTTAAAGTTCCATTTATACTTTCTAATATTTTCATTCTCAAATCATGTGGTATATTTTGAATAAATGACAAAAATGAATGTTTTTCGGGATAGAATTCTGGAGTGCCTTGAGAATTAAGCGAACGAAAATCTACAGTATTTTCATCTGTACCTGTAAATAATGAACTAATTGATGTATACACACGCTGTCTTTCTATTTTATCAATGAATAAATTTAGTTTTGCGGACACTAAAATATCAAGGGATACCACATCCGGAGGAACCGGAATATTATCCAACAAACGTTTTACAGAACATAAACTATTATAACTCCTATTATAATTCGATAAAAATACTGATTTATCTGGGGTAATATCTTGATCAATTAATTTGCGTACTTCTTCTATATTTTTAGTAACAATATCATAATCATTCCTAATATCAGGCAATGATTTTAAAGCAAATGACAATTTAACAGCAGCTCGAAAAATGTTTTGAATAGAGTCAAAATTACCTGTTGGTATATCAAATTGGTTCTTTTCGAATAAATCGATAGCGCCTCTTAACTCGGCATCTAATCTTACTAATAACTCGCTTCGTTTTCTATTATAAACTTCAATTTCAGAAAGAAATTCAGTAAAAGCAGCATTCTCATCAAATATTTTTGTCTTCAATTTAGCTAAAATTGCTATATTTGGATCAACGCGTTTACCATCTTGATTAATAAATGTCAAGTCCTCCATATTTTTTAAAACAATAACACGACCAAAATTATCAATAAATATTACATTACATCCCATAGCCAAAGCATATGATGCGGCGATTTTATCATGTGTAACAAAATAACACGGAATATCTGGTGTTAAATTTACTGGGGGTCTATTACTAGGTCCAAATACATCAACAAAGACCCTTGTATAAATCATAAGACAACATAATGCTTGCCACCAATCACCCGCTCTTTTTCGTTGGACATTTAAATTCAACTCAAAATCATCTTTATTACTACCACCAATTGGAATATTCTGACAAATTTTACTTATTTTTGCGGAGACTTCTTCGTTACTATTGCCGTATTTACTATCTGGCAAATTAACAAAAAATGAATCAACACCACCTGGACGATATCCAATATTCACATTTGTATACAACCTCGTACTTTTTTTTGTTGTATTGCTTAAAAGTGGTGATAAAATAAATTCCATCTTGCTAAAAAAGTTGTTGTTAGATGACTCATCCCTCTCATCAAACGGTGTATAAAACGTATCTTCTGGATCTTTTTGAACTAAAGATACCAAATTAATGCCACTGGCGTTAAAATATAATAATTTATCATCAAATCTTGGTTTGGATGCTGGGTCATTTATAACTTCTGGGGTTGTTACAATATATATACTTTTGTCTGTTCCCGCCTCCGTGGCAAGACCCATTTTTAATTGTGATAAAAATCCATGTTGATTGAAATCAACAACAAAAATTGCTTTACTACTGCTACCAAACAATTCTGTGTTTTGGCAAAATAGTTCTCCTATGTTTGCACCAGAAGGAGTAGGAGTTAAACCCTGTTTAATATTTGTGTCTGATTTAATTGTAAAACTTACAGCTGTATAATTTCTAGCAAACTCAAAATCTCCAGTTTGGGGTTTCAATTGCGGATTTGTTGGTATTCCAATTCGTAATGGTAATGGGCCATTTGGAGAAAGACCCTGAGTAACATCTGGAATTCCTCCTCCTTCAATTAATTGTTGAAAGGGGGTATCTATCCGTTCATTATCAGGACCTCCAGATGAATATAAAACAGAATTTAATACATCCCATTCAGTACCTATTTTTTGGACAGCAAGCCCAGGAGCAGGTATACCTGCTAAAAAGGCATTTAGAACTTGTGATTTTTGTTGTGGACCACGAAAGTATTGCGTTAATAAACTTATATCATGTTCAGCATCATTCATTGTTGCGTCTGCTAACCATAATTTTTCATTTTGTTTGCCATAGTTATAAATTTTTGGTACATTTGGTGGGCCTTTCACATCAGTTTCCATCATTATATATAATGGTTAAAAAAATATGTATAACTTCTCTAAAAGTCGCTGTTGGAAAAAGCGAGAAAAATTTTGTTCCCCATGGGGGCAAAGCCCTCGTAATCCCATCTTTTTATCCACACGGGGACAAAGCCCCCGTAAACCCTTTTTTTGCTCCACTTTTTCCAAAAGTGGATTTCTAAAAGGAAGGGTGTATAATAATCAAGGTATAATTAGTGGCAAATCATCTCTAACAAAAGTAGCCTGCCCATCCCGCGACCAATGAACAACCATTCGTATAACTTCAACCCCGACAGACATCGCATTTTTCAGCGCCTCGGCATATTCCGGGTCAACATTTGATGCTTGAAATCGATCAACATCGCTTCGCTGAATCACAAAACACAATATACAACGGGTAACTGACTCCTTTTTGATAAGCGCAAGCTCAGCCAAATGCTTGACTGCTCGAGGACTAATTGTGTCGGTGCTTTTTTTTCGGTACCCGTCAGGGAAATAAGCGACCTTGGAATTGGGTGCTCTGTCATCGTAACATTTTTTGCCTCGTTGTTCATAGTCGGCAAGAGGAACATTTTTCACTTCCATTATGAATGGGACTTTATTTTTATCAATCCCGACAAAATCAAATCTGGAGTTGACTTTACCATCTACGCGTATGGTGGTTTCGCGCTTATACACGCCAACATTTTGTAAACTGGATAAACAATTGCGATTCATTGCTTGTTCTACCAAATCTTCGGCTAGTTTGGGGTATATTCCAATAATTGTCTCATGTCCCTTTTCTTTTTCTTGAAATATGGAGCAGTATACGCGATAATTACACTTTGTTGATTTAGATATGATGGGTGCCATCAAAAGTGTAGCCCCCGATTCCGCCAATCCACAACAACCAAGTGATGCTGTGTGTGCCAATGCCTCGGTTCCATCTTTACATAAAACGTCGGCAACATAGGGACTTTTTACAATCTTGGATGGGCGTTTGACAACAGATCCTTCTACCAACCCATTTAGTTGTATAAGTTTCATCTTTGATGTTTGTTTGTATTTAGTATTTGATTTTTTAATCAAATTTAAATCAATTTTATTTAATGTAAACATAGTATAGTAGGTATGTCTGCACAAATTTCCAAAAAAATACAAAAAACGCAGAGCGGAACAAGAAGTTTACGAGGAGGGGCTCCTACCAAAGCTGCTCCCATAGCCAGTTCGCGCAAAAGTAAGTCAAAATACCGATTGCCTTCTGCCCCGCTGCCAAGCAAGGCTCCAGTTCTGCCACCAAGCCAGCCTCCAGTTCTGCCACCAAGCCAGCCTCCAGTTGTCCCGCCAAGCCAGCCTCCAGTTGTCCCGCTAAGCCAGCCCCCGGTTGTTCCTTCTGTAATGTCGCCTGTTGAGCCTAAGAAACCGGCAAATGAAGAAGACGCTGATTTACAGGATGCTATTCAAAGAACATTAGAAAGTGAAGAACCCGAATATGATGAACCCAACAACAATACCGATAAAAAAGATGATAATAAAGGCCTGCTTACAAAACAACCTATGAGTATACAAAATGTTTCTACAAAACCCAAGGTGATTCCCAATCAACTGTTGATACGACTGATTACAGGAGAACCAAAGTATCCCATAATTGAGTATACTCCTTCAATGACATTTCCAAAGATGTCCAATTTAAAAAAGGTATATATTGATCCGCTGATTGAATATGATAAACCACTTATTTTAAATAATGTACCAAAGCAATTTCAAATCCTAGAGTTTTTTGAACCGGGTCTGTTCAGTTCTATGATTAATCTTCATGCCAAGCAACCATACACTTGGGAAGAAGCAAATGAGCGCGGAATTATTGGAAAAAACATACAAACAACATTAGATATCATATTTCCACCAGCAAGTGTGTTGAATATAAGTGGCCAACCATATGTTATTGTGGATAAGAGCATTAAGCGAATCAAAACAACGCAATCTAAAGAAGGCAACTGGGCTTTGGTAGCGGCCCCAGTGGACCCTTATATGGCGCAACGCAATATATACAATGAAACAATTGTCAATTCGCTCATTGATAAAGCTCGTCAAGAATTGGATAGTTTAAAAGGCGGCGTTGAGATGTCCCCTGATTCGGCTGGCATTCAAGATTTAGGGACTGGGTCGGGATATAAAGAACCAGAAAAAACACCGGAAGTAACACAACAAATTGAAAAAACAGAAGAACCTGAAATACAATTGCCCCCGGTATCATCAAATACCCAACCACTTCAAAAATATTTTAATTTGAAATCAACTATGTTTCGATTACAGAATATATTGTATCAATTTGTAGGTAATGAACCAATTAAACGATTAATTACTGATTTATTAAAACAATATTCATCTGTAAAAGCACAGGGAGGAGCTAACATTAGTTTGGACGCTTATCAACAATCGGTTAATGGGCTGAAGGTGAGAAGCAATAAGGGCGGTGGGAACTGTTTTTTTGAATCGGTGGCGCAGGCGATCAACATTTATAATTACAATAATCCAAACAAAATAATTAGCGGCATATACGGAAAGGATGGAAATCCATTTACACAGTTATATGTGAGACAACTAGTGTTCAACAGTTTTGTAAAAAATAGCATAACTAGTGAACGCGAAACGATGCGCAATTTATTGAATGGTGCCTTTAAAGATATTGTAAAGGACTTGATTGTTGGTTTACGAAATATCGAAGATTTGACAAAAGAAGGGGTGGACGATCTTATGATTGCTCAAAAAAATACAACCACAGATGAACAATATAAACAATATCTCGACAATTTGACACCGGAAAATTACAAGCGAATTGTTAATTTTGTATACGATACTGCTAAACGATTATTGGAAAACAAAATACGAACTATTAACAGACCAATTGCGGAAACAAAGAAATTAGAGCCATTCCAAGATTTGAAACCTGTTGAAGAAATTAAAAAGTTTATGTTAAGTTCATCATATTGGGGAGATAATCAAGCAATTATAGAATTGTGTAATACATTGAATTTACATATTGTAACACTTCAAGAGTTACCCGAAACAATTATGACAGGTGGCGCATTAACACGCTCCGCATCACCTGCTGAAAAAGCAGCCGAACAAGCATCTCAAGCAGCTGCCGAACAAAAAGTGAGGGAAGTGGCAGAAACAAGGAAAAGAGAAGCCGAACAAAGAAGACAACAACAACGCGAAATTAGTAATATACGAGTTGGATTTCCGTTTCCGGCAATATGTAATGATAATTCACGATATGTATTTTTGTACAATACAGGTGACAATGCTCATTGGGAACTAATCACATTTGATAGACCCAAGTTCAAACCACCTGTAGCAATTTTTGATATTCCCACTTCATTTGATCCAAGTGTCATGGTGCCACCATTTTATGTATTATTTTGGCTGTATGGTATTTATTATGGTACCCTTAGAACTGACCGGGGTGTAAAAGAAAAGGAATTGGCACACCTTAATGATTTACAAACGAGAGAAACAAATCCAGAGGAAACGAAACGCAGATCAGCTGAAATATTGGCATTGGAGGCAAACATAAAATCAGGAATAGTTGATAGAAATACACAATCATTGGATCTGCTTCAATCGACAAACCCACAATTGTATTGGTATATTGAACAAATAGATACTTCTGTGCGAAGAATCATAGATTATAATGTTACGTCTGGTAAATATAACACAATGAAAAATACATTTGAGAAATTATATACTGGAATGTTTCCTAGGCCATATTTTTTCCCCGCAATAATGACAGGTGGTGCGAATCCTTACCCAAACCCATATTATGGTTATAATCCTGGTTATAATCCTGGTTATAATCCTGGGTATAATCCTTATCAAAGTCAAAATCCTTATCAAAACTCTTATCAAAGTCAAAATCCTTATCCTGGCCAATATATGAATCAATATTCATATCCAAATTTTACACCACGACAACAAACAATTAATCTTGCGAAACCAGAAGAAAAACCATTGACAGCAATCATGGTAGAGTTATATATGGAGTTAGAGCCAGGAACAACATTAACAGGGGAACAAATGCGAAGCGCTAAATGTAGAAATAAAGAAAATGCCGTTGTCCGTTCCTGGGATGAATTATGGGGAAAAGAATATATTCCACGACCGGTATATGCGCCAAATCGTTATCAAAATATAACACAAAAGAATACCAGCCCAACAATCAGTAGAAATACAACCAGTAGAAATATAACAAGAAGAAATAGATAATTATAAATTGTTACTGTCATAATCGTATCTGTAAAAATCCATTTTCAAAAGAAGGTCTTTTTGCCTTTTCTTCTGTTCTTCACGTTTTGCCTTTTCAAGTATTGCGATTGCGGAATTTATTTCAGTTTCATCAACATTACCATCTTTATTTTTATCGATTAATTTGTGGAGAACTCTATACTTATGAGGAACTACACAGCACGCACTTTCTTCATTCAATAAATACTCAGACAATACAGTGAATATCGCAGTAAGTCCCAATGCGGTATATATGTCACGAGTTCCCATCCACGCCATCGAGAATACAAGGAGTTGTTTACTTATGGAATATTTCAAATATTCTTCTGTTGACTTGCTAAATTGAATAGAAATAAATTTCGACCCTACGTTGAGTAAAATCATGACAACTCCCGCAAAATATTTGCTATTATTTAAATACATTACGTGATTATGTATAAAATGAATTATCCAACTAAAACCGACCGGTTGATCGACGACTGTTTTTGCTTTCATTCGTATTACAATATCATGTTAAAATATTTTTTACATAATTCCAAATCGCCGAAACATGTTGGAAACATCCGTCGATTTATCGGTAAAAAATGATTCGGTGGTAACACGCGCACGCCTAACATATGGTCTGTAAATTCTACGCATCACAGGGGTAAACCCTTCTTCTATAGTCCACTTTTGATAAAAGTATAGTAGAAAAATAACAATAAATAGTAGTAATATAATAATAAATTTTTTCATTCTATTATTATACATCTATAAAAAGTTTAGAACATAGAATATGAGGTGAACTCATCGTCATATGGTTCAAATCCCTCCACTGTCGACTTATGAACAGGTATTTTGTTCGAGTCTTTAGAACGCATCATAGCCTCTTTTCCTAAAATGTCGAACCCCTCCTTCCCTTTTATAGGTTCTTCTTTCTTCTCAGTCTCAGTCGCCATATGCTGGTCAGTCATCATTTGCTTGTCAGTCGCATTCGGCTTGTCAGTCATCATTTGCTTGTCAGTTGCCTTCGGCTTGTCAGTCGCCTTCGGCTTGTCAGTCGCCTTCGGCTTGTCAGTCATCATTTGCTTTTCAGTTGCCTTCGGCTTGTCAGTTGCCTTCGGCTTGTCAATCGCATTCTCCATCCCCTCCATAATCCCACTAGTGCTGAACGCAATTATAATCAGTAATACAGAAACAACTCCTAAAATTTTATTCATGTAACTCGCCGCTATTATCAGCGCTACCAAAAGTGTTCGACCTAAAGCCGTTTCAATAAGCATATCAAAGATTCTTGATTGAGATATTAACACAATAAGTAGGAGTACAGCAGCGCCGCCAACTTTCTTGCTACGAAACAATTTGAAGTCCATATATAAATATTCAAATATTTTTTTTGAAAACATTTCAGTCTGTTTACTAAATTATTATCTTAATTTTTATTAAGAAGAATGTCTTTAGCAATGTATGCTGCCCCATTTGATGATAATTTAAAAGAGGAGAATAATGATACTATTATGAACCGTAAACGTCAACACACAAAAACGCAAAAGATGTATCCTAAAGGAAATACGGAAAAAGTAAATAGTGTTTTGGAAAAAATCCACGAGAATTCTACTGACTCATCTTTAGATGGTGATTTAGGGGATTTCAATCCTCCCCCACCCCCACAATCATCTGGCGTAACCAAAACAATTACTACTGAACAAATGCACAATATGTCAAGTGAAAACAATATGAATATGTTCAAGGTCGCAGGTAAACCTCCTCAACCAACTTACAATACTAGCGATAATGATCTGGAACTTAACAATTTCAACACAAATTATGGAGACAATAAAAGCACCGAAGAATACTATAACCGCGTTTTGCCGGGCTACAAAACAAATCCCGTCAATAGGCAATATTATGCTACTGGGCAAATGAATGAACCTGTTGGTCAAGATGTTCTTGTTCAGAAGCTGAATTACATGATAAATCTTCTTGAAGAAAAGCAAGACGAGAGAACCAACAACGTAACAGAAGAGGTTGTTTTATATTCGTTTTTAGGAATATTTATCATTTTTGTCGTGGATTCATTCGCTAGAGCGGGTAAGTACACTCGTTAACTCCAATAACTTCCACTTGGAAATACTAGTCAGGCGAATATTCTGGTCTACAGCATTCATTAAGGCGACTTTTCCACGCCATGATCCATAAATATACCACCGATTTACATATTTTTTATACTTATCATTTCCATCATCAAATGCGGTAATTTCGTAAACAACCGAGTTATCTGGTGGGAAAAAATACCAGAAATTATCCATTCTATAAGACCCTTACGGGATATATTTATGTTCTATTTGTAAAAAATAAAACATATTTGATATGAAAATGATTTAAACCTGTTCCATATAGTAATACAATATGGTAAAGTACCTGATTGTTCACTGCACACACGCTGGATGTTATAATTATAAGACGGAGGAAGAGGACAAGCACATTCATTTAATGCGACGCGTCACCATTAATGCTCCAAAGGTATTCATGTTTGATGATAAGTTTCAGGCAAACGAGTTTTTTCACGAATACATGAATGATATTGATTGTATTGATGTTCGTTGTAAAAAGGGGAATGATACTATCCACATTGATGACTGTACGTGTGGTATCGTAGATACAGATGATGATGGTGACCCGCTTCTGTTTTATAATCGTAATCACCAGATTTTTTTGTTGGAGTTGGGCCCCCAGACATTTACTGTTTCCAATGATATGCGTGTAGGTATCAACAACATGAACTTGAATAATAGTCGCATTAAGAAGTGTAAGAGCTTAAGTAGGGAACAGAGGAAGACATTTATTGATCTTGGACGTGCTTGTCAAGAGTGCGAGGACAAGAAAAAGGGTGGTGGTGGGGGTGGTGGAGGAAGTGGTGGGGCGGCCAGTGGCGGTTATACTTATGATGACGATGATGATTAATTTACTAGTAAGACCTTTTGGGGCTGAAAAGATGGATATGCGAAATTATAGAAAAAATATGCGGTAGGGCTTATCGTCGTAGGTGGCGTTTTTAAAACCAAGTTATCAATTATGATATTATTATTTGAAATATTTTCAATGGTAGCAAACCCCATATTATTATCATTGGCAATTTTCCAAAAACTTATTTTGAACCCACTAACAAATAAATCATTATTTTCGCAATTGTTGATTGAAGCAAAGCATAATAATACCTCCATATTTTTTTCTACAAATACTCGAGTTCTGCGAAAAAAGTATGCTGCTACAATAGTATTCTCTAACAAAATTACATTTATAAAAATATTCTTGGACTTGATTAGTTCAATCATATTTGAAATTTCTGTTGTAATTACAATATCAAACTTATTAGGACCTGTCAATTTTATAAAATCAACTAGTAAATGAATATTTTGTTGATTTACTTCCAATAATTTGTAAGCAGGTGATAAATTGGGTGGTTTTGTCCACTTATCAACTGAAAACCCATACGTTTTGTATACACACAATGGAACAATCCCTGTTAGGTCACCTTCCCTCTTGAATAGTGAAACGCAAATATCAGGATTCGCATGACTTTGGTTGTAATGATGTGTTTGAATGAGTTGTGGAGCGATTCCTTTTTTGCGATACAATCCGTCAATACACAAATAATTCACACAGTATGCGTTGAAACTAGAAGTTGGATTTTTTTTGTCATTGTGAATGGTAATATGGATTGGATGCGATGATATTACACCAATTAGTTTGTTTTCATCAATGGTAGTGCCGTTTTTTGAGTCGAGCAATAAAATGGGTTCATTATAAAATGATACAAATGATTTTGTATTATGTCCTTGAAAATATGGACAAATTGTTTTAGAATCAGGTGTAAATTGATTTTTTAAATAATTAATTTTTACAAAGTTGACAAATTTGTCAATTTGTAGTTGTGTCATAGTATCGAATACAATTGTTGAGACATTTTTGAAATTGGTATATTTGTTTTTTTGTGGAAGATCATGAACAATAATACCTGGTGGGTAAATGAGGTATCCTAAATCATAAATATGGAATACGGGTTGATATGTCCAAAATCCATATTTGTATTTGATGTATGAGCAAATAATCAAGAATAGAAATAATAATATGTATAGAATGAACATATTATTTGAACAGGGTTTTTTTTGTCTCGTTGAACTAATAATATTCAATGATTTAGAAACAATATACGTATTTCGTATAGTATGAGTAAATTTATATTTCAATTATTCAAGAAAACAAATAAGGTTGCGGATGAGCCACATTACGAAATAATGTGTGATACAAACGGGATTATTGTGGATGTCACAAACGACGTCGTTCAACTGCTTGGTTTTGAGAAACATGTTTTGCTTTCATCATTCATCGGTAGAATTATGTCGCCATTTTTGTCATACATTCATTCAAATGTGTTGTTACCAAAATATCATTCGGCGAACAATATACAGAAAAACATTATTCATTTGTTTTTGGCGGGAAAAACAGTGAAACGTCCATTAATTATTTACACGATTACGAGAACACCAATTTACGTTCGTCTTTATATT